GTCCCGCTTTTTTTACGCGGGCCGCGCGCGTGGGATCGAAAATTGGCCCCCTGCCCGTCGCAATCAGCGAGTTATGTTGCAGTGCAATGTGATTCGGGCGCAATCGCTTTCGGAGGTGGCAGTAGCGTGATCATCGTCGACGAGTTCGAGGCCAGCGGTGCCACGTTGTGGGCCGAGTTGCACGATGACACCGACGATGCGGACCTGACGGTGCTGGTCGTGGAGGCTTGCCGGACGGTGGATCGTCTCGACCGGTTGCACTCGGCGTTGCGGTCGGGTGGTCTGTTCGACCTCGTGGAGCGTGGCGAGTCCGTCGTGGAGGTTCGCGTCGACAATGCGTTGTCGGAGGCTCGCCAGCAGGGCGGTGCGCTGCAGCGGTTGCTCGCGGACATCGCGAAGCGCCGCGCCGCGGTCCCGGGAGACGACGAGCCGGATGGTCTCGACGATCTCTGAGGAGTTCCCGACGCTGACGGGGCGTCAGGATCCGCATCATCTGTCGGTGTTCGCTGGGGACACGTCGCACGGCGAGAAGGCGATCGAGCTGAAACGTCGCATCGGGGTGTCGTCGATGCCGTGGCAGCGTGACGCCCAGTACGCGATCTGCTCGATGACGCCGGAGGGTCGGTGGACGCACCCGACGTGCTGTCTGATCTGCACCCGGCAGAACGGCAAGTCGGAGATCCTGATCGACCGCTGCCTGTACGGGCTGTTCAAGCTCGACGAGACGATCCTGTACACCGCGCAACGGTGGAAGACCGTGCGAGATGCGTGGCGCCGCATGATGAAGCTGATCAAGCGGCGAGCGTGGCTGCGGAAGCACGTCGTGAAGGCGACGTGCTCGCAGGGTGAGGGCATCATCGAACTCGACTCGGGCGCGTTGATCGCGTTCGGTACCCGCTCGGCCGACGCCGGCCGAGGTCTGACGGTCATCGACCTCATCGTCTACGACGAGGCGTACAACCTGACCGAGTCGGAGACGTCGGCGATGGCGTTCACTCAGCTCGCCGCGCAGAACCCGCAGCGCATCTACGCGTCGTCGGCGGTCAACCAGGACCAGCACCCGAACGGTGTGGTGCTGTCGGCGGTCCGCAAACGCGGTCTGTCGCGGGAACCGCGCCTGTACTTCGCGGAGTGGATGGCGCCGTGCGATGTCGAGTGCTGCGAGATGTGCGCGCTCGCCGGGGTGATGGACCGCGACGACCTGGAGACGCTCGAGTACGCGAATCCGTCGTTCGGGGTCATCCAGACCGAAGAGAAGATCAACGACATCAAGGCCGATCTGTCGACGGAGGCGGGGCGGAAGGCGTTCGACGTCGAAGCGCTCGGCCGGGGTGACTGGCCGGAGCCGGACGTCGAGCGGATCCACCACATCGACATGAGTCGGTGGGGTGATCTGAAGGACCGGACGCCGGAGTTTGTCGCGCCGCCGGTGATCGGGTTGTCGTTGGCGCCTGATCGGCGGCACTGGGCGGTCACGGCGGCCCAACGCACTGTCGACGGCGTCCACATCGAGGTGGGGAAGTGGCAGGCGTTCACCCATGCGGAGCTGTTGCGGTTCGTGGCGGCTGTGGTCACCGACTGGGATCCGGGCGCGGTGATGGTCGACGGCCGGTCCCTGGCGAAGGTGATCGTTCCGAAGCTCGCCGAGATCGGTATCGAGGCCGAGGAGCTGAATACCCCGCAGATGGCGGCCGCGTGCGGTGGCGTGCTTGACGACATCGACGACGGAACGCTCACGCACTCGGGACAGCCCGAACTCGATCTCGCCGCCGACGTCGTCCAGCTCCGCGACCTGCCGCAGGGCGACTTCGTGTTCGCCTGCGACCTCGAATCGGCACCGCTGGTGTCCGCGGCGTGCGCCTACGCAGGGGCGCTGCGGCACTCGAAGCCGCGTACCGCGCCGGCATCACCGGTATCGGCCGGCGCTGCTGCCCGCGAGGACACATCCGATCAGTACAGCGGTGACCTCGACGTGCTCGCCGCAGCATTCTGACAACAGTGACCGTGAAAAGTGAAGGGAGGTGGGTAGTTTGGCGCAGAAGTCGAAGCCTGTGAAGCCCGCGAAACCCGCCTTCCGTGAGCGAGGCGCGGTCCTCGCGCAGCAGTCGAACGGGTTCTCGCAGTGGGAGATGTTCGAGCAGGTCCCCGACCTGCAGTGGCCTCAGTCGGTGCGGATCTTCAATCGGATGGAGCGCGAAGACTCGCGTGTGTCGTCGCTCCTGTCGGCGATCACTCTGCCGATCCGTCGCGCGAAGTTCTGGATCGACCCGGCCGGCGCCCGCGACGAGGTGACCGAGCACGTAGCGCAGAACATCGGTGTCCAGATCCTCGGGTCGGACGACACCACCCCGATGGACCGCACCCGCGGCCGCTTCTCCTTCCCCCAACACCTGGTGTGGGCGCTCACGAAGCTCCAGTACGGGCATTCGGTGTTCGAGCAGGCTTACCGCACCGCCGATGACGGTCTGATCTGGCTCGACCGGTTGGCCCCGCGGCCACAACGCACGATCTCGCAGTGGAACGTCGCCGAGTCCGGTGCGCTGCTGTCGATTCAGCAGTGGGCGCCGTCGTACGGCAACCCCGTGGTCGCCGTGAACTCCCCGCACAGCGCGCCTTCCGAGATCCCCATCGACCGACTCGTCGTCTACCCGCACGACATGGAGCCGGGATTCTGGATCGGGAAGTCGCTGCTGCGCCCGTCGTACAAGCACTGGCTGCTGAAGGACGAGCTGCTGCGTATCCAGGCGATGGCGATCCGCCGCAACGGCATGGGTGTGCCCATCGCGACGGGCGCCGACGGTGCGACGCAGAAGGACCTGCAGAAGCTCGCCGAGATGGCGCAGTCCTTCACCGGTGGAGCGCGCGCGGGCGGTGCGATGCCGTTCGGCGCGACGCTGCAGTTGCTTGGCGTGCAGGGAAACCTGCCCGACATCGGTGCAGCGATCGAATACCACGACCAGATGATCGCGATCGCCGGTCTCGCTCACTTCTTGAACCTGTCCGGCGGCGGATCGTACGCCCTGGCATCCGTGCAAGCCGATGTGTTCGCCCAGGCCGTGCAGACATTCGCCGAATCGTTCCGCGACATCTTCAACGCCCACGTCATCGAGGACCTCGTCGACGTGAACTGGGGCCGCGAGGAACCGGCGCCGCGTCTGGTGTTCGATCCGATCGGTTCTCAGCAGGATGCGACCGCCGCAGCGCTGCTGCAGCTCGTACAGGCAGGTGTGCTCGTCCCCGACCCGAGCCTCGAGCGCGCGATCCGCCAAACCCACGGCCTGCCCGCGCCAGGAGCGCCGTTCGGCGCCGCGCCGACGGCGGCCGGTGGCACCATGCCGGCCCCTGCCGCACCGCCACCCACCCCGCAGCCGCAAACACTGACGGTCGCGGCAAGCAGCGCCATGGAGCGAGTCCTCGAGAAGCAGAAGGAACACGACGCCATGTTGCGGCAGGTCGCCGAATCGGGACCGCGAGTGACACGTGCGCAACTGGCAGAACAGGGGCTGTTGTTCTGATGGCCGTCGAGATTGCCTGCGTCGCAGGCGTTGAACTGGCGCGCACCGGACAGTGGTCAGCATCGACCGGGGTCACGACCATCACCCGCGCAGACCTCGCTGAGGCCATCGCCGCGCTGGAATGCCCGGGCGTGCGCGACCCGATCATCAAGCTCGGCCACACCGACCCCCGATTCGACGGACAACCAGCCATCGGGCGGGTCACGAACCTCGAAGTCGTCGACGAGTACTCGCTGCGCGGCGACATGAACGGAATGCCCGGTTGGCTCGGCGAGATCATCGCGTCCGCCTACCCGTCGCGGTCCATCGAGGCCGAATGGAACCACCAGTGCTCGATTGGACACACCCACCCGTTCGTCCTCACCGGGCTCTCGCTACTCGGCGTAACCGCCCCCGCCATCGCATCACTCGACGACATCGCCGCCTGGTGGAACGTCGACACCACCACGCAGGCTGCCGAAGTGATCGCGGCCAAGAAGGGAACCGTGATGCCCAAGAACATCGCAGCATCGGCGACGGTCGAAGACATCCGCCGCGCCTACTACGACACCGCGAGCTACGACTTCTGGGTCGAGGAAATCCAGCTCGCGCCACTACAACTCATCGTCGTCAACGACATCGACGGGTCGCGCCTGCGGGTCCCGGTGACCGTCGATCCCGAACGAGACGGGCAGGACGCCATCGTCTTCGGCGAGGCCGTCCCCGTCGTCGTCCGATACGACGACGTCCCCCCACCGCCGGCGCCCGAACAGGGCGCCGACCCCGCAGCCGTGCCGATCACGGTGGCGGCATCCAGTCTTCGGTTCGCGTCGCGAGCCGACTCCTTGCGCGAAGTCCGTGCAAGGAACAACTCCGAAGGAGGAGACATGGCAGGAAGCAAGCGTGTTGCTGCCGCAGCTCCCGGAAGCGGCGACGCGAACCCGGGCGGCCTGACCGACGACCAGCTGGCGAAGCTGCGTGAGGCCGTCGGTCTCACCGACGACGCCGACCCCGCGGTCCTGGCATCCGCACTCGAGGCGGTGGTGACAAAGGTCAAGGCCGACGACTCCGTCGAGACCGGCGAGGAGGAGACCACCGACGAGACGTCGGAAACCGACACCGCCGAGACCGAGGAAGAGGACCCGGAGAAGAAGAGGGTCGCCGTCGCCGCGTCGGTCAAGCCGAAGCAGACCGCGGACGCTCCGCAGACGGTCACCGTCGACGCTGCGGCCTTCTCCGAGATGCAGGCCACGGTCGGCCGGTTCGCGCAGTTCGAGCGTGAGCAGGCCGAGAAGCGCGCCGACGAGATGGTCGACGCCGCGTTCGCCGCTGGGAAGATCGCCCGCCCGTCGGTCGCCGCGTACAAGACGCTGGCGCGCAAGGACTTCGCCGGTACGAAGCAGGTTCTCGACTCGCTCGCCGCATCGTCGGCGTTCCCCGTCGGCCAGGTCGGACACTCCGTCGACGCCGAGCCCACCACCGACGTCTCGAAGGACGCCACCTACCAGAATTGGAGCATCTGACATGCCCGGAATCGTCCAGGTCACCCAGGGTGGCCCGAAGACCTTCACCCCCGCGAGCGGTGAGACCGTCCTCGGAGGCCAGCTCGTCGAAGCCCGCGCCGCCGGCCGGATCGGTGTCGCTGGCGCCGGCTCGACGAAGGTGCTCGGCGTCGCGCTGACCGACGCGCTGGCGCCCGAACAGTTCCCGCCGGCCAACACCACCGACGCGCTCGGTCGCACCGTCGTGTCGGCGGTCCCGATCCCGACCGTCGTCGCCGTCGCGTACGCGGGCACCGAGGTGCGTGTGAAGTACGCGGCCGCAGCGAACTTCGGCGACAAGCTGATCGCCGCCGCGAACGGTGCCGTCACCCCGGCCGGGGCCACCCCGGACGCCCGCACGATCGTCGGAACGTGCACCGAACCCGCCGGCGTCGCACTCAACGCGACCGGCCTGATCCGGCTCGCCTGAGCCACGCCCACGAAGGAGAACACACGACATGGTCAACAGCATCGTGAGCGTCTCGGACGGGTCGCGTTTCACCGTCTCCGACCTCATCAAGCAGCCGCTCTTCATCCCCACGAAGATGAAGGAACTGATCGAGAATCAGTTCATCTCCGAGGCCCTGTTCCGCAACGGCGGAGCGAACCCGTCGAGCGTCGTCGCGTTCCGCGAGGGTGACCCGACGTTCCTCGACCAGGACGTCCAGGACGTCGCCGAGTTCGGCGAGATCCCGGTGTCGTCCGGGCAGCTCGGTCTGCCGCGCGTCGCGTACGCCGTCAAGAAGGCACTCGGCATCCGGGTGTCGAAGGAGATGGTGGACGAGAACAACATCGACGCCGTCAACAAGCAGATGTACGGGCTGCGGAACACCTTCATCCGCGCCAACGACCGGCAGGCCAAGGCGCTGCTGCAGTCGGCGGCGGTCCCGACGATGCCGGTCTCGGCCGCATGGGATGACCCGGACGGCAAGCCGCGCACCGACATCGCCCGCGGTGTCGAGAAGGTGACCACGGCCAAGCCGGCCGAGGCCACCGAAGACGAGTGGTACGGCTTCCAGCCCGACACCATCGTCCTGCACCCGGGTCTGCTCGCCACCCTCATGGACAACGAGCAGATCCTTCGCGTGTACAACGGCAACGTCGCCGGCGAGTCGATCGCCTACACCGGCGCGATCCCGGCCGAGCTCATGGGTCTCAGCGTCATCCAGTCGCGGACGTTCCCGGCCGACCGGGCGCTCATCCTCGAGCGCGGCACGATCGGGTTCTACTCCGACACCCGGCCGCTGCAGTTCACCGCCCTGTACCCGGAGGGCAACGGCCCCAACGGCGGACCGCGTGAGACGTGGCGCTCGGACGCCTCGCACAAGCGGGCCATGGGACTCGACCAGCCGAAGGCCGGTCTGTGGCTGACCGGGCTGGTCACCCCGTGACCGCGTATCAGCTCGTCGCGATCGAGTTCACCGAAGTTCTCGCGCGCAACGAGAAGGGGCAGCCGACCAAGATCCACCGGTACCGGCAGGGCGACACGATCGAGCTGACCGGCTCCGAGGAACAGCGTCTGGTCAAGGCCGGCGCGGTGGTGCCGGTCGTCAAGGTCGAGCCCGTCGACGCGGGCGACCCGCCCGCGGACGATCCGGACGCCGGTGACCCGGAAGGCTCTGGTGCCATCGACGACTCGGATCCCGAGCCGGACGGTGACGAGCCGAAGCGGCCCCGCAAGGCCGGACCCGTCGACGACTGGCGCGCGTACGCCGTCAGCAAGGGCATCGACGCCGACAAGGCCGAGGGAATGACCAAGGCCGAACTCATCGAACTGGTCGGGGGCGAGGACTGATGGCGCACCCCGCAACCGAGCACCTGCTGTCGCAGTTCGAGTACGGACACCTGCCGCCTCATCTGCAGCAGGTGTCCCGCGGGTTCGGTGAGCTCGCGAACCGTCTCGTCGACACCCTGGACGAGGGTCCAGAGCTGTCGGTCGCGCTGCGGAAGCTGCTCGAATCGAAGGACTGCGCGGTCCGTCAGGCCGTCATGGACGGGAAGGCTTGACGGGTGGCTTTCGCCACGAAGGAAGACATCGCGAGCCAGTGGCGCGCGTTGTCAGCCGCGGAGGGCGCCGCGGCCGAATCACACCTCGATTCGGTCGCGGGGCTCATCCGTCACGAATTCCACGACGCCCTCGGACTGGACGACGTCCCCGCCGACAAGGTGGCCGCAGCCAAAACCGTGTCCATCGACATCGTCAAGACCGCGCTCTCCACCGGACGGTGGCCCGGACACATCAGCTACAGCACCACCCGGACCGAAGGGCCGCGATCCAAGGCCGACGCCGGCACCTTCGCGACGCCAGGCGGATCACTCGAACTGTCCGACTGGCACCGCACACTGCTCGGCCTGCCCGTCGGCGCGCAGCCCGTCTGGTCATTCCACACAGGCGACTACTGATGCTGGGCGAGGAGACCGTGCACGCACGCACATCGGCCGGCATCGACAACCGCGGCCGCGAGGTCCCGGCGGGTCCTGAGTGGCCCATTGAAAACTGCAGCGTCTTCCCGCTCGGCGGCACCGAACTTCTCGACGCCACCCGCGACGGCGCCACCTCGGCCGTGCGCGTCCTCGCACCGATCACCGGCGGACTCACCGGTGACCACGAACTGAAAGTCCGCGGCTCCTGGTACCGGATCGTCGGCGACGCCATCGCATACGTCGACGCCGAGGATCCCGAACTGTCCGGCTACGACCTCACCTGCACCCGAGGCAGGGGCTGACCGTGGTTCGCGTACAGGCCGACCCGGGGCCGCGGCTCGCCGACTGGCTCGAATCCGCTATGCCGTCGGCCGACGTTGCGACCGGGGTGCCCCGGGACTGGTCGTACGAGGGACGGCCGCTCGTCGTGATTGCCGACGACAGCGGACCGGTGCAGTGGCCGGTCAAGTCCGACCACACGATCCGGGTCACCGCCCGGGCTGCGGCACCCGATTCCGCGAGGACCGTCGTGCGCACCGCGGTCGGACTGCTACACGCCGCGAAGCTGTCCGGCATCGTCATCAGCCGATCATCCGGTGGGGTCATCGGCAGCCGAGATACGGCGACCAGCACCTACATCGCGTCGGCGCTCATGACCATCCACGCGCTCACCGAGGAGCTCTGATGGCCGAACCGACTCTGAAGTTCAACCACGCCGCGATCGCGCGAATCGCGAAAGGCGATGCAGCGCAGAAGGTCGTGACCGCTGCGGCCGAGAAGGTCGCGGACGCCGTTCGCGCGCAGCTCTCGGAGACCGGTGGCGATCCCGAAGCCGTAAAGGTCGAGGAGTACCAGACCGACCGTCGTGTCGCCGCGGTCGTGGCCCCGGCCCACGCGCAGGCTGCCGACGGCGTCCTCTCTCGCGGAGCCAACGCCGCGGGTATTCACGTCACCACCTGACGCCCAACAAGATTCGTCCCGACCGTCACCCGGCGGCCGGGTGTCGTTCCGTGCGCGCCGTCGCCCGGAGCACCAACAGAAGGAGAAGCACATGGCCGGCAACGCCGACAATGTCAAGCTGTGGGACGGCGCAGACGTCCTGATCTTCACCGGAACCGGGGTGCCGTCGACGACCGCCACCCCGGCCACCCTGCCCGCCACGATCACCGATCCGTGGCCCACCGACTGGAAGTACGTCGGACTCCTCAAGGGTGACAGCGGTTTCCAGGACTCGCGCGAGTGGTCGGAGACCGATATCCCCGCGTGGGGCTACGGCACCGTGAAGGTGTCGAGTAAGGACTTCAAGGACACCCGGAAGTTCACCGCGATCGAGGACAACGAGACCACGTTCGGTCTCATCTGGCCGGGCTCGGACGACACCAAGATCGTCGTGCCGAAGCCCGCGAACCGGTACATCGCGTTCCAGCTCGTCGACGAGGACGGCGGCGTCGAGCGCTACATCTCCAAGCGCAAGGCACGCATCTGGGCGCCGAACTGGAACCAGGTCGAGGGCCAGGTCGACGGCTACGAGTTCGACTCGCGCATCTTCCCCGACTCCAACAAGGAGCTCTACCGAGTGCAGAAGGCGGCCTGACCATGATCGAAATCGAATTCACCACCGACCACGGCGACCACGCCGAGGGCGACACGCTGCGTGTCGATCGGCTGTCGGCACAGGTGCTCGTCGAGGACCGGAAGGTCGCGAAGGTCGTCGAGGAGGTGGAGACACCCGACGTCGAGTCCGGCGGCGACCGCGCCCGCGAACTCAACCAGGCCGCGGCCACCGCCGAAGCAGTCGAGAAGGCAGCAGCAGACGCCGCGGCCGCCGACTCGGCCCCGACCGATGCGCAGGGCGACGCCACCGCCGATGCCGCGCCGACCGCACCTCCGACAGACGCCGGAGCCGGGCCCGCGCCCGTCGAGAAGACCGTGCCGGCACCGAAGGGCGGTCGCAAGTAGATGGCCAAGCAGAAAGAGGAGATGGGGTCGGTCGAGAAGATGCAGGCGGTCTCCGAGTTCGTCGCGGAGAACTTCGACGACATCAAGGCCTCGGCACCCTCGGGGGTCTCGGCATCCTCGGCCGTCGAGGCGGAAGCCATCGGCGCCGACACCATCACCGTCGAATACGAGGGCCATCGGTACACCGTCCCGGCGTCCGTCGAAGACTGGTCGATCGACACCCTCGAAGCCGCGGAGAACGGTGCGCCCACCGGTGTGCTTCGCGGCGTCCTCGGTGACGACCAGTACGCGGTGTTCAAGACCCGTCATCCGAAGGTGCGCAACCTCAAGGAGATGTCCCAGAAGGTCGCCAACGTCTCCGGTTTCAACGAGACGGGAAAATAGTCGCGCCGGTGGTCCGCGCAGTACCGACATTCTCGGTGCTGCGCGGATTCCTGGCGCTCCTCCAGCTACACCCCGACCTCATCGAGGCGGACCTGTCGGCGTTCCACACGATCGACTACCGCGACCGATGGCGTCGACACCCCGACGGCATGCGCAAACTCACCCTGCGCATGATCTACGTCCGCGTCCGGTTCCTGCCCGCCAAGTCCGCGCTGTCCCTGCACTTCTCGGACGGCCGCAGCAAATGGGACCTGCACGCGCATCTCCTCGCCGAGCTCGTCAAAGCGATGGCCGGCATCGACTACCCCGAACGTCACGCACCCGTCGACGAGTCAACACAGGACGACCGGGCCGAGAAACAGTCCAACCGCGAGAAGCGGCGCGAGGCAGCACTCGCGCGCGCCCGAGCACACAACAACGCGCAAGGCGGCGACGTCGCCGCGCAGGTCGCCCAGGCCCGCGCGAACGCGAAAGCGATCTGAAGGGTGGTGATCTGAGTGGCTGAAGGCGGTGGTGGCGAGAACGTCGGTTACGCGATGCTGCCGGTGACCCTCGCGTTCGAGGGGATCACCAAGGACATCGCGAGTCACCTCGGTGTTCCGCTGAAGAACGCGGCGGCCAAGGCCGGCAAGGACGCCGGGTCGGCGATCGCCGATGGCGTCGCTGGCGCGAAGTCGAAGGTCGACGCCGCCACCACCAAGGTCGCTCAGGCGTACAAGAAGGTCGAGGACCAGGCCGGGAAACTGCGCGTCGCCGAGGCCCAGTTGCAGGCGCTTCGCGACCGCGGTGTCACCGACGCCGGTCGCCTCGCCGCCGCGCAGGAGAAGGTCGCGAAGGCCGAACGCGACCTGACCCAGGCGAAGAACGGTCACAAGAACGCGGCCGGATCGCTCACGCAGGCCGAGAAGAACCACGCCGCCGCCGCCAAGCAGGCCGCCGACGCCGAGAACCAGGCCGCGCGCGCGTCGAAGAACTCGGCTGACGCCAACGGACTCGCGCAGCGCGCCGCGAGCAAGGCCGGCCGCGCGTACGACGACCTCACCGCGAAGGCGAAGGGATTCGGCAAGACCATCGCCGCCGGGATCGGATTCGGCGCGGGCATGAACATCTCCGGAATCACCTCGTCGCTCATCGAGATGGGCGACACCTTCGCCAACGTCAACAAGACGATCGCGTTCACCACCGGCGCCACCGGAGAACGCCTCGACGAGCTGAACGCTTCTGTCCGGAACATTGCGAAGGAATCCCCGAAAGCGATGACCGACATCGCATCCGCGATCGCCGACGTCGCGAAGAAGACCGACCTCACCGGCCAGCCGCTCGAGGACCTGACCAAGCGGATGATGAAGCTCGACACCCTCGGCCGGGGTGTCGACGTCGGCGCCTTCACCCAATCGATGCGCGCCTTCGGTGTCCCCGCCGGCGACATGTCGGACCAGCTCGACCGGCTGTACAAGGTGTCGACTGCCACCGGCATGGGCATCGGCGAGCTCGCCGCGATGGCGGGCAAGGGTGCACCGCAGTTCAAGGCGATGGGGATGTCGCTCGACGACACCGCGCTGATGCTCGGATCGCTGCACAAAGCCGGTGTGCGCGGCGAACAGGTCACCATCGGCCTGAACAAGGCCATGATCAACCTCGCCAAAGGCGGCGGGAACGTCAAAGAGAAGTTCGGACAGGCGATCACCGAACTCCAGGGCCTCATCCGATCGGGCCAGGAGTCCGCGGCGCTCGAGAAGGCCGGCGGTCTGTTCGGTACGAAGTCAGCAGGCCAATTCATCCAGGCCATCAAGTCCGGCCGGATGAACGTCGACGAACTGAAGAAGTCGGTCGAGGAGCAAGAGGGCGGCATCATGGATGCCGGTGGCGCGATCACCACCATGTCCGGTGCCTGGCAGATGATGAAGAACAACGTTCTCATCCTGCTCGAACCCATCGTGACGAAGATCTTCGGGTCGATGCAGTCCGGCATCAAGTGGTTCCGCGCCGAGGGCGTCGAGGCGATCCAGAAGTTCGGCGACAAGGTCAAGGCGGCGTGGAACTCCGAGGAAATCCAGGGGTTCATCACGAAGATCCGCGACACCTTCGTCGCGGTGTGGCCGAAGATCACCAGCGGCTTCGAGACCACGGTCGCCGTCGTGCAGAAGCTCACCCCGATCCTCGGCCCGGTCCTTCTCGGCATCTTCTCGGGCCTCGTCACCGCGGTCACTGCCGTCGCGAACGGGTTGTCGTCCATGGTGCGGTGGATCAGCGAAAACAAGGTCGAAGCCGGCCTGCTCGCCGTGGGTCTCGCCGGACTGTTCGGCCCCGCGATCCTCGCAGGCATCGCTGGTGCCAGCGGGAAGATCCTCGGCGTGGCGAAGAACCTTCGGGTGGTCACCATGGCTACCAAGCTGTGGACGATCGCGACCAAAGTCGCCACCGTAGCGCAGTTCGTCTTCAACAAGGCCCTGCGGGCCAACCCCATCGGGTTGATTATCACCGGAATCGCTTTATTTGCAGCAGGTCTCGTCATGCTATGGAAGCGCTCCGAGACGTTCCGCAACATCGTGATGGGCGCCTGGAACGGTATCAAGGGCGCGGCGATGGCCGTCGTGAACTGGTTCCGCGACACCGCGTGGCCGTGGCTGCAGAAGGTGTGGGACGGCATCGCCGACGGTGTCGGGAAGATGATCGGTTTCGTCCGCGACCACTGGCGGCTGATCATCTCGATCATCGGCGGCCCGATCGGTCTCGTCGTCGCGCTCGTCACCAAGTACTGGGACCAGATCAAGAACGTCTTCTCCATCGCGTGGGAGGGCATCAAGACCATCGTCGGCGCCGGTCTCGCGGTGTTCCGTGGTATCGGCGATGTCCTGAACTGGTTGTGGCAGAGCGTTGTTCAGCCCGTCTGGGATGGCATCAAGGCGGCGATCGGGTTCGCGTGGGACGGCATCAAGTTCTACATCGACGCCGGGCTCGCGGTGTTCCGCGGTATCGGCACGGTGCTGAACTGGCTGTGGCAGAACGTCGTCGTCCCGGTGTGGAACGGGATCAAGGACGCGATCGCGTTCGCGTGGGGTCTCATCCAGCCGGTGATCGAGGCATTCAAGACTGGCGTGCAGATCGCCGGTGACCTCATCTCGGGCGTGTGGAACCGGCTCGTCGAGACGGTGAAGAACGTCGGCACCGGCATCCGAGACGGGTTCATGGCCGTCGTCAACTTCGTCGGGGGACTGCCGGCCAAGATCGCCGAGAAGGCGAGCGGCATGTGGGACGGCATCAAGAACGCGTTCAAGGCCGCCGTGAACTGGATCATCGACGGCTGGAACAGGATCGAGTTCAAGATCCCCGGTTTCGAGCTCGGTCCGGTGAAGTTCGCCGGGTTCACCCTCGGCCTGCCAGACATCCCTCGCCTCGCCGACGGTGGCCGGCCGTCGGACTTCTTCAAACGTGCGATCGGCATGGTGCGCGGCGCCGGCGGTCCGACCGACGACATGGTCCCGTCACTGTTGTCGAACAACGAGTCCGTCAACACCGCGAAGTCGACGGCGAAGTACTGGCCGATGTTCGCTCGGCTGAACCGCGGCGTGCCATTGCTCGAGGCCCTGCGGGCGGTGGTCCCGGCATTCGCTACGGGTGGCGTCGCTGGTCGGGAACCGTACGGGCTGCCGGTGGGGTCCAGCGGCCCGGTCAACGTGCCGTGGGTCCAGGACGTCGAGCGGCAATTCGGAGTGAAGGCGACCACCTACGCGGGCCATCAGGAGAAGGACGGTCAGAACAAGGGCATCGACTGGTCCGGGCCGACATCGAACATGCAGCGGTTTGCCGAGTACCTGCGCAGTATCCGCGGCGAACTCGAGCAGGTCATCTGGATGAACCCCGAGACCGGGGAGAAGATCGGCGTCGCCAACGGCGAGATGGTCGGTCCCGGGACGTCGCAGCCGGGTTACTACGGGGCGGACTGGGCGGACCACACCGACCACGTGCACACTCGCCAGAGCTTCGCGTTCGGGTCGTCTGCTGCGCCTCAGCAGCCGACGGTCATCGACCAGGTGACCGTCGGAACGGGCACTGCGGCGCAGACGGACAGCGGTGAGGCGGCGTCGGGCCCGAAGGCGATGACGCTCGGAGAGTGGATCGCGCGCCGCATCTTCGGCAACTGGAACGGCGCCGCGGCCGCGGAGGGTGCGTCGTCGTCGGGCGCGTCGGTGACGTCGGCGGCTGGGACGTCGCTGACGTCGGGTGCGCCCGCAGCGGCGACGTCGGTGAGCACGACGCCGCCGCCCGCGTCGCCGCCGGCGCCGACGGTCGACACGATCCCGCTGAAACGGAACCCCGATGGGACCTACTCCTCGACCGACCCGGAGTGGGATCACCTGCTCGAGCGCGAGTCCGGCGGCCGAATGGATCGCAAGCAGGAGATCATTGACGCCAACTCGGGCGGCAACGAGGCGTCGGGCGGGTTCCAGATCGCCAAGGGCACCTGGGCCAGGTACGGCGGCACGAAGTACGCGCCGACAGCCGGGGAAGCCACCCCAGAGCAGCAGGCCGAGATCGCGGCGAAGATCTTCAACGCCGAGGGAGGCCGCCCATGGGGGTCCGGGCTCGCCGGCCGTGAGAGTGACGACAAGCTCCGCGCCGGTATCCAGCGTCGAGGCGCAGCGAACCCGACCCCGGGCGCGAGTCCGAGTCCGACAGTGCCGGACTCGGCGGCTGCGGTCGACCCGAAGAAGCTGCGTGAGGCGCAGGACAAGGCCGACGACGCCGAGAAGAAGGCGGCGGTCGCGCGCACGAAGGTCGCCGAGGTGGAGGCGAATCCGAAGGCGAAGGAGTCGGCGAAGCAGGCCGCGCGTGACAACCTCGAGCGTCTGGAACGGGAAGCGAAGCAGGCCAAGGACGACCTGGCCGCGCTGAAGAACGCTCCCACCACCGGGGCGCCCGGCTCGACGACGTCGACCGGGGGGAGCGGGTCGACAGGATACGGGTCGGACAAGCCGCAGATCATCGTTGTCCTCGACGGACAGAACGTCGACGTCTCCGAGGTGCAGGAGCTGAGCAAGATCCTCGCCGGCGGTGTCCTCGAGACGATCGGCCTCGATGGGTCGTGGCTGCAGAACCCTGCGGAGCTGGGCATCGTGAAGATGACGAACGCGCTTCTGGGGATCAAGTTCACTGAGCCGCCGTGGATGTCGGGGCAGGGGGAGCCGCCGCCGTGGATCGATAAGCGGTCGGTGCCGTTCTCGACGAAGCCGTTGCCGCCGCAGCAGGACCCGAACACGACGGCGCCGGGTATGGCCGCGAATGCGTTCGGGCTGGGCGGGTTCGCCGGGCTGGTCGGTTCCGGGCAGCGTCCCATCGACGCGTCGCTGCACGTCCACAACCCGCAGGGCGACCCGGACGAGATCGCGAAGCGTGTCCGCCGGGCGATGCCGGATCAGCGCACCCGCCTGAACGCTGCCGTGCCGGTGGGGCGGTGACCGGGTGACGCTTCCGGAGAACACCGCCTGGGATGCCCTGCCGTACCGCCTGCGGGCGGAGGGCATCACGAACAAGCTCATCAACCCCGACGGCCGGGTGTGGCATCTCACGGGCCCGTACGCGGGCGCTGAGGGCGCGATGATCAACGGACCGATCGACGGCCTCGGGTCGATCCCCGGCAAGGGGGTGTGGTCGGAGACCGCGAACTCGGCGCCGCGGTTCGAGCGGTGGGTCGACGAGCGCGCGGAGATCGCGTTCCGGGCGTTGCTCGTCGAAGACTCGGCGTTCGGGTGGTACTCGACCCGTCGCCGGTTCCTCGACGGGCTGTCGCACACCGACCCGTCGTGGTGGTCGGTGTCGACCCGCCGGTACGGCGAGGTGTGGGTGCCGGTCCTCCTCGACAGCGAGAACGTCATCTACGAGGACGACCCCACCAACGGCGGCGACAACCTGTCGATGCACGACATGGTGCTGGCCGTGTCCGGTCAGCCGCGGTGGCGGCGCCCCGACGTCGTTGGCATGTGGAAGAACGAAGGTGCGGGCGTCGGCCCGATCAAGGTCGTCAACCGGGGTTCCATCCCGGCGTGGGCGTACTTCATCTGCGAGGGCGGCGGCCGCGTGAAGCTGCCGGACGGACCGAACGCGATCATCACCAAGGACTCCAACCTCGACGTCGACCTGCCTGGGGTGCTCGGTCTGTTCCGCCGCGGCGAACTCACCCCGCGTGGCCGGCGGCTGCGCAGGGACCCGCCGACGGTCATCGACATCGAACTCGGCGACGGTGAGCACACCCTGATCGACACCGACCCGGCGCACCGGATCGCGATCGCGGACACCGATCCTGTCGACAACCCGTGGCTGCAGTTCATCCGGAACTCCGAATTGCTGTCGATCATCACCGGCAACGCGGGAGAACGTGGACTCACCGTCCTGGAGCGGCTTACCGGTCAGGGGTTCTCGGTGCCGATTCCTGCCGGCGCCGAGGCGACGCTGCAGGTGGCGCACTCGCGGGTCGGCGCACGCATCTGGTGTGTGGTGCCGCAGAGGTTCGATCATGCCTTCTGAGGTGACCGCGGCGACGGTCGCGTCTCTCGAGGCTCGGCGCTACGCCTACTTGCAACGGCCGCCGACAGAACCGCTCATCCGGATCTGGGACAAAGACTTCCGGGTCCTCGCCCGTATCGAGGATCCGGAGCGCGCGGAGTGGGAGGAGCTCGACGACAAGGTCGGTGGCGCGGAGGCCGTGATTGTGGGCGACGAGTACACGTGGCTGCGCAAGCTCGTAACCCACGACATCCCGTACGACCAGAACCTCATGATCACCGTCGACCCCGACCGGACGAAACCGCACGACTGGAAGTCGCGGTGGGGCGGGTGGATCGATGACATCGAGGACGTCGTTGAGCAGGGCCAGCCGACGCGGACGACGCTGAAGTGCACCAGCTTCCGCGATCACCCGAACTTCATCTCGATCGCCGCCAATCCGATCAGCCCGATGCAGGTGCAGGCGCCGAAGATCTTCCTCAACGGCGGGCCGACCGCGTTCACGTGCTGCTCGACCGCGTTCATCAACCTGTTTCGCATCTACACGCTTAACGGGTTCTCGCCGATCCCGCGGAATCTCTTCAGCCCCAAGACGTGGCTGGAGAACCTGCACATCCTGAACTGGCCGGTCCAGGTCATGCCGATGAACCCGCTGCTCGATCAGACGCGGTGGGGCACCCTGTCGTCGCGGTGGGGCAACCTCGAAACCGCGCAGGCGCCGCTGATGAAGGACGCCGGCGTCACGAACCGCGCGTACACGTGGCTGCCCGGTGACCCCGCCCCGTACACGATCTTCGGCCCGGAGATCGCCGAGCGGCTGAAGCCGCGGCGTGCGTGCGTGATCCTCGCGTGGGAGGACCATTCCGGTGTCGACGGTCCGACCGGTACCGCGATTGACGGTGCGCTCAACCTGGTCGCCGCGACGCTCGACGACCTGCTGACGTCGACGATCGTGCCGCTCGACCTCGACGCGGACAACGACTCCGTGCCTGATCCGTTCATCCGGAAGCTGCTCATGGTGGCGCCGAAGCCGTCGCCGTACACCTATCGCGATGCAGACCACGGCAACGTCCGACGGTCGGTGATGAACATCCACAAACGGCGTGCGATCACCACGGTGGTCGGCGGCAAGTCTCCCCAATGGCTCAACCAGGCAATCACTTTCGCGATCCGGTACGGGCTATCTCAGCTCGCGACCGTCATTTCCTACGGCGTCGGCGCGTCGGTCGGCACCAGCGCCGGCACCGAAGGTCTCGACAACCTGTATCAGGGGCAGCTCGACGACGTGTTCATGGCGTTCGCGCAGTACCACAACCCGCTCGCGTCGGCGGCCGCCGGACCGTACGCCCGCAACGAGCATTTCGAGTCGGGCGCGGCGTCGGGCCTGTCGGTGTCGACGCTGCAAGCACTGGCGGCCGGGGACTACAAGAACCGGGCCTACATCTCGTGGGAGCACGAGGTCAGCGACGTCGCACCATTCGTCCTCGGCGAGGACTTCGGACTCGGCGAACGGGTCAACATCGAGCGCCGCGGCGTGCTCTACACCGACCAGGTCAAGGGAATCAAACGCGTCCGGGAGAAGGGCAAGACAACCCGCCCGATCCTCACCCTCGGTGACGACACCCGCGAAGAGGACGGCCTGATCCGGGCGTTCCGCACCATCGGCGACGTCGCGAACTTCGCCGCATCCATCATCAACGCTGGCGACATGTTCTGAGAGGAATGAAAACAGTTGGCCGACAGAGTATTTGCTGAATTTCCGTACGATCGACGGTTCACCAAAGAAGAGATCGCGGAAATCACCGCGCGCGCCGAGAAGATCGCCGACGCGCTGCGGGACGGCGTCGCACCCAACGGCGCGATCCTCTACATCGACGAATCGCTGCTGCAACTGTGGTCCGTGCACGCTGCGCTCGCGGGCGTCTACGTCGACGACGACCGCGCGTACATCGTTTCGGTGAAGATCCCCGACCAGGCCGGACAGTTCGCCGACTCCGTCGAATGGGTGATGCGCGAAGACCTCCCCGAGGATCACTCCGACACCCAGGCCGACGCCGAAGCCCGACAGATCGTCGACGCACTCACCGAACGGCTCTCGCCCGAAGTGCAGCGCCGCGTCGCCGAGCAGTTCAGCACCGCGTTCTCCGCGGTCAACGACCCCGATCAGGAGGACTGATGACTGTTCTGCCCGACGAGCCCGTCCACATCGGCGACCGCACCGTCCGTCTCCGCTTCTACGCGATCCCGCGCAAACCGGGCGACCCGCAGACCGTGGTCGGCACGCTCACCCTCGAAGACAGCGAGGGCGTGCTGACCCTCGACGCGCTGCAGGGAGACAAGGGCGACAAGGGCACCCCGTCGCCGATCATCCGGCCGCAGTGGGCGCACGGCTACTCCACCTCTTCGGCGCTGTACGCAGGGGAGAACACGCTCGGCGCCCCCGACGCCGGGCGTGCCTGGTACATCGGCGGGTTCTGGTACGTCTGGACCGGCACCGCGTGGCGGCAGGAACAGGGATCGCTTCCGGGCCCGCCCGGGCCGACACCGGATGTGTCGATGACCGCCGAGCTCGTCGAGCCCGCGGAATCCGGCCCGTACGGGGAAGTCGAGATCGAGGTGTCCGGCCCGGACTCGTCGCCGCACTTCCATCTCAAGATCCCGGGCATCGAAGGGCCGCAGGGCGACAACTCGACCATCATCGGCGCCTCGGACTACGACAACACCTCGGCACCGTTGGATGGCCAGGGCATCGTATGGGACTCTGCTGCATCCAAATTCAAGCCGGGTGACCTGTCGCCGTACGCGGCGACGATGTACACGATCCCGCAGAACGCGTTCGCCGGCGGCAGCTACTCGGCGGGCGAGCAGATCATCGCCCAGCTCGTCATCCCGGCGGCGCCGGTCGCGTGGTACCCGGACGTGATGGGTCACGTCCGGTGGAGGCGCAGCGCCATCGGGTCGGCGCAGGTGCAGATCGAGGTGCGCATCGAGGCGGTGACCGGTTCGCCGTCGGTACCAGGATCGGCGCCGATCGTCGGCCTCGGCCCGTACGATCCGTCGACTCTCGACACCACCACGGTCAGCCACATCGCGCCGCACTTCTCGTCCGACGCTGACCCGGGGCGCGCAGTGTCCCCGACGTCGGAGGTCGGCCGTATCCCCGCGAACCAGGCCGTCACCGTGTGGGTGATCGCCCGCCGCACAGGCGGGTCAGGGTCGTACACAATCGATGCGTCCTGGTCCCAGCTCGCAATTCGCTGCTACCCGGTGAGCTGACATGCCTCGCGTCGTAGACCTAAACCCTCGCAGTCGGGCGGACAAAGACCCTCTGCAGGGTCTCCTCGACTTCACCGACCTGGACAAGACGATCGAGACCTCCGGCGACCGGGTCACTGACGCGCTCAAGCACATCCGGGCGACGTTCGTGCAGTGGTTGAAGGACACCGTCGGTATCGACCTGACCGGCGTCGACGAGTTCGCGGAGTGGCTGGACACCCACCTCGGCCTGCCCAGCCTGGACCAACTGCTATCTGCTCTGCGGGGCGAGTACGACGGCGAAAACCTGATTCTCAACGCCATCCAGGCGCTGTTCGCGCCCGTCCGCCGCGTCCTGCAGATCTTCACCGGCCGGCCCGGCGGACTGAACGCCGCTCCCGCCGAGGTGGATTCGTTCTGGGACGACATGCAGAAGACCCTCAAGGGCGAGAACACCGCGGGGGAGTGGTTCGAGGACGTATCGATCGCGGTGGCGTCCGGCGTCGCCGACCTTGCGCAGAACATCCAGAACGCAGTGCAGGGCGGCATGGCCGTCGGGTCGGGCGTGATCGCCGGCGCGCACAATGCCGTGTCGAATCTGTTCGGGCTGGCCGATGCCGCGCAGAAGATCGCGATGGCTGCCCAGCAGCAGATCCAGGACCTGCAGAACGAGACGAATCAGCCCGGGTTCGAGGGGTTCGCGTGGTCGACGATCTTTGCCGGCGTCGACGGCGCAGCCTTGCCGTCGGGCGACTTCGTCGGATCGGGGCTGTCGATCCGCGGCAGCGACGGCCATGTCGGCATCACCGACGGCGCGGCCGATGGCCACCACTACAAGATCACCACGCATGAGTTCCTGTCGGACACACAGTCGGCGTCGATCGTGCTCGGCAACCGGTTCTCCTCCGGCGACGACATGTGGACCTCGGTGTTGGTGCGCTGCAACGCCGACGGCACGGAGGGCGTGTTCGCCCGTTCGAGGCGAGGCACAGTGCAGCTCGGCCGGTTCACCCGATCGGGGACCACATTCACGTGGTCGTCGTGGTACTCGGTCAGCCGCACTCAGAACCAGGGCGACATCCTCCGAATCAAGACTGCGGGAGACAACTACTATGTGCAGGTCAACGGCTCGACCGTCATCCCCTGGACCGACACGAGCGGAACCGTTTCCAAGGGTGCCGCGTTCAGGCACGCCGGTTTCACCGAGCAAAAGGACACCCTGTTCGGGCTGCCCCTCGTCAGCTTCCGGATCGCGTCGTTCGCGATGGCCGACTGGTCACCGCCGGGTGGTGCTGTGACGACCCCGGCGTGGCATCTGCGGCGCGGGACAACCGGTTTCGCCAGCCTCGCGGTGTCGAGCGGATCCGCGGCGGCGGTGCCGTCGGGGTTCTTCACCATCGCCGACCTCGCTGCCGCGGTGACAGTCGCGAACCTCGGCCTGGGGCAGGTGACGGTCACCGAAGCGGGGTTCTACCGGATGCGTCTGACCGCTCAGGCGGTGGTCGATGTCGCGAACGGGTCGCCGTCGGTGCCGTGCGTGTGGGGCGTGTACCTCGACAACTATCTGGCGACCGGCGCGGTGATGGGTGAGGCGATCGAGGTGTACATCGCTGCGGGACAGGTGGTATCGCCGCGCATCTTCGCCAGCTGGCCGGCCACGCAGTCGACGTCATCGCAACAGTCAACCGCCTTGACGTTGACCAACACGAAGGCGTTGCTGGCCCAGACCTCGGACATCAAATCGATCGGCGGCCCCGCGGCCGCCTGGACAGGACGGAAGGTCGCCTGATGACCAACACATTCACTCTCGACGAGTTCCCCGGCGTCACGTTCTCCGTCCTGACCGGGTCGGGTGGTGTGCCCGGGCTGCCGAGCAACTCGGTCCGGATCATCGCGACGATGCCGAACCCGTACTTCGACCCGGACCACGACTACAGCCAGGACCCCAACGGACACAACGAAGTGTCCGACCCGTGGAAGCGGCACACCGACCTGCTCGAGGTGATCAGGACCGGGTTCGTCGGGCCCACAGGACTGCCTGCGGACTTCCCGACCGACCCGCCGCCGCAAGCAACACCCACCGAACCTGCCATCACCGAGTAGAGAGGGGCTGACCACGATGAGTTTCCGCACTGCATACGGCAATACGCACTCCGAGAACGGTTGGCGCATGGTCAACCGCGACGAGTGTCTCCTGATTCAGGGGCTCGCGTTCATGGACACTGCGCCGGTCCGGAAGGGCTACGCGTTCGAGGCGCTGTCGGCGTGGGCGCACTGGTACGACGCCAACGTCCCGGGCGAGATCGTGTCGCCGACGTGGGGATGGTCGAACACGAACGATGTGTCGACGTCGAATCACCTGTCGGGCACCGCGCTCGATATCAACGCCCCGCAATACCCCTGGGGCGGCGACCGCATGGCCCGCGAGTTCCCCGACCGGGTGGCCGCGATCCGCCGGGGCCTCGCCGAATTCGAGGGGATCATCTTCTGGGGCGCGGACTGGGGCCGCAAGGACGAGATGCATTTCCAGCTCAACCACGGCACCGCGTTCAAGGACGGCGCGTCGGACCGGTTGATCGACTTCGTGCAGCGCCGCATCGAAGACGGCCAGTTGAAGGGCTCGGTGGGCAAGACCGCGCTCGACGCGGCGAAGGTCAACGCGTTCACGCAGGCGTTCATGGCGCCGATCGGGTCCGACTGGAAGGACAACCGAGAGCAGCTGTGCGGTGCTGGGTCCCGCGACGCCGGCGAGTTCGACGGGTGGGGCCAGCTCGGTGACCGCACGTTCACCGACGGACTGGCCGCGATCCTCGAGAAGGCGGTGAACCGCTGATGGGCACCTTCTGGGCAGATGTCTCGCAGTTTCAGCGACCGGTCAACGGCGAATACCCGCATCGGGTGTTCTCGTTCCGCACCAACAGCGGTGACCAGCGCGACAAGAACGCTGCCGCGAACCTCGCCTGGGCGCTGGGCGCGCTCGACCGCGGCGACCTCGACATCGTCATCCCGTACTACTTCTTCCGCCCGGGCGCCGCGAACTGCGACCTCTGGCGGGAGGTCGTCACCCGCGACGGCCGTATCGATCCGCGCATCGTGTGCATGGTCGACGTCGAATCCGGCGCCGGCTCGTCGCAGGGCGCGATCCCGAACCGGGACCACTCCGTCGAGATCAACGACGAGATCCGCCGTGTGCGTCAGTGGCTCGGCGGTTCCCGGGTGATCGGCTACTACAACCCTCGCGCGGATCCCGCTCTGTGGCAGACGCGCGGGAATCTCCCGCTGGTCGTGCCGCACTACGGCGTCCGGCCGGGCGAGTCCTACGCGTATCCGAATCGGTTCGCGCATCAGTACTCCGACCGTGTGCCATGCGCGCCGTTCGGTGCCACCGACGCCAACTACACCGACCTGTCCATCCCACAACTCAAGACCCTCTTCGGAATTGGAGGCACCACCATGGCCACAGATGTCGACAAGATCAACGAGTTCACCCGGGCGTTCAACGCGGCGATCGGCTCGGACACGAAGGACGTTCGGGAGCAGCTCGTCGGCGCCCGCGACCTCGTCTACAAGACCGTCGACGGCAAGAAGGTCGTCGACATCGAGAAGTCGTTCCCCGGCTGGGCGCAGCTCGGGAACCGCACCGTCGTCGACGCGCTCGCCGCGATCGGCGCCGCGCTCGGCATCCCCGGCTTCTACGACCCGCAGGGCGTCGTGAAGAACCCCATCGACAGCAAGGAGAACTGACCATGTCTGTACCCACGCACACCCCCGCCCGCCTGATTGTCGGCCGCGAGCCGGCCATGATCTCCTCGGCGATCATGGCCATCATCGGACTCGTTTCCGGCTTCTGGCTGCCGATCTCGCCGACCACCCAGGCGCTCATCCAGACATTCGTCGGCGCGGTGCTCGCACTGTGGGTGCTCATCGCGGTCCGTGAGAACGTCGTCCCCGGCATCCTCGCCGTAGTGCAGGCGCTGCTGCCATTGGTCGTCGTCGCGGACCTGTCCACCGACGAGCAGGGCCAGATCTACGCCGCCGCCGCGATCCTGCTCGCACTGCTGGCCCGTCCGAACCTCACACCGAAGGTGAACGTGGTCGAGGGTTCGGTGGTGCCGGGCTCGGTCCGGGACGAGCCGATCGCGGCCGACGGCAACAGCATCGGCTGATGCTGGGCGCGCGGCTGATGGCCGCGGTCACCGGCTGCATGCAGGTGGCGGTCGGCGTGCTGTACATCTCCCCGGAGGAGTTGGTGCGCCGACCACTGCAGCCAGGCCAAGTCTCGGCGGTGGTGTGGATCGAGAGCATCGGACCGATGTGGTTCCTCGGCTTCGTGCTCACCGGCCTGTTCCTGCTCTCAGCTGTCGTGCGCAAGCGGGGGTTCATCTTCGCTCACATCGCAGCGTCGACATTTCTCGCGGCCTACGCCGGCTGCATCCTTTTCTCTGCCGTACTGACCGAACCGCCGGTTCCTGTAGTCCACGGGACGTTCGCGGGCTTCATGGCGATCCTGCACATCGCGATCGCCCGTGGTGACGCTGAAAGGAACTGTCGGTGAGTCCAGAACTGATCGCCTCGTTCGGAGGCCTTCTCGCCGCCATCGGTGCTCTCGTGACAGGTGTGCTGACCACGCGATCCAAGGTGAAGCTCGACGACATCGCGAAGCTGCATGCCCGGATCGAGGAACTCGAGGCCGACCTGGTCAAGGAGAGGGAGGCCCGCGACCGTGACGCTGACCAGGCCCGGGCGAAGCACTCTCGGGTCATTGCGGATTACGAGGCCGAGCTGGCCGAGCTGAAAGAGCGTCTACGCCAGCGTGATCAGACGATCAGTCACCTTGATCGGGTGGTGTTGGCGCTGCGGACCTACGTCGCGCGTGCCCGTCGTCGGCTCATCGACAACGAGGTCGACGTACCCGAGGAAGTGGAGGGCATGAATGACTGACATGCCCCGCTATGTGGTGACGGTCCGCGGTATCGGCGAGCCGATGGGCGGAAACATGCTGTCGCAGTTCGTCGATCGGCTGGGCGACGGGTGGACGCACATCGAGGTGCCCTACCCGGCGGCGTACGGGTTCGTCAACGGGCAGCGCAACCCGCACGCCCCGGACTACGAGACGACGAAACGGCTCGGTCGCGCGAATGTTCGCATCGAACTCGCGATCATCGCAGCTGAGCACCCGGACGCGATCGTCGTGCTCGCCGGGTACTCGGCCGGCGCCGACATCGTCGACGACCTCGCGGTGTCGGGCATCATGACCGAGTTCCCGCAAGTGAAGCGGTGCGTGGTGGTGGCGAACCCGTCAAACCCCGGCTCGAATGGGCTGGCCGACTACGGGATCGCCGCACCGGAACGCGGCCGCCAGCACGTCGACTCGCGCGTCATCCCGGTCAACCACCTGGGCGATGTCATCTGCTGCTGCCCGCCGCGGTCGCCGCTACGGGTCATCGCGACACTCACCCCGCGGATGCAGCTCGCAGACCGCACGGTGTGGGCGCGCGACGTCCTGCGCAAGCTCGGTGACCCGACGGTGCGCGCCGAGATCGATGAACAGCTCGGCGCGTGGTGGGACCCGCGGAACTGGGGCCGCTACGACCGGGCAGGACGCGACGCGCGCGGCTACCTCGCACTCGGGGTGCCGTCCACGCACACGATCTACAACCGCCGCCCACCGGGCGGCGGGCTGACGATGCTCGAGCACGCCGCCGATCTTGTGCTCGCCGAACTCCGCGAAAGGACGTGAGCGACCGATGAAGTGGATCAACCTGCTCAACCAGGTGGGCGCGCATCCGCCCGGGAAGAAGTTGCGTGTCGACGCGGCGTCGGCGGCGGTCCTGGTGATGCGTGCGGATGCCGAGTACATCGATGACCCGGCGACGCCGGATGTCGACGAGAGCCTGGGGTTCGTGTTCACGATCAACGGGAGGTCGGGGCAGGTTGATCTGACGAAGGCTGACCTCGGGCTCTCGAAGGTCGACAACACCTCCGACGACGAGAAGCCGATCTCCGAGTTGGTCGCCGCCGAACTCGACGGGAAACTATCGATCACCGACGCCCCCGACGTTGTCGCGACCGCCATCACGTCACCCGAAGTGCAGACGGCACTCGACGCCACTTATGCCCCGCTCGATCTCGTGGCCGACGGCATCACCTACAACCCCGACGGGACTGTCGCCAGCTCCACCGAGGGCGGCATCACCACCACCTACACCTGGAACACCGACGGCACCTGTCACACCGAGACCCGTCTCGGGAAGGTGAAGACCTGGACCTACGACGGCGCCGGCAACCCCACCTCTTCGACCGTGACGGAGGCCTGACCCATGGACGCTGTGACCCTCGGCATGGCCAAGGCCGACGCCGCGAAGCGCTACGCCCGCATCGGCCAGGGCTCGATCGGCAAGGTCGCCCAGCTCCAGACGAAGGTGCTGACCAACTTCGCACCTTCGCACGGCTGGACCACGTTCTCGGCCGGCGGCGCGACCGTCACCGTCAACGACACCAGCGACCATGCATTCGGCAGCCAGTGCGTCCGCGTCGTCACCGGCGGCGCAGGCGGCTCGACTGTCCTCGCCGCGCCCTCGCTGGCCGCGATCGACCCGGCCGCGCAGATGTACCGGGTGTGGATCAAGTTTGACCAACCCGACAAGATCGCCCGCATTCGCCTGCTCGCTTCACCGGATGCCGGGTTCACCAACTACTGGACGTTCGAGTCCGCGATCTCCTCGTCCGGCATCCCCGAGGTGCAGCGCCCGTTCAAGCACGGCGAATGGGTGGCGATCGCACTGCCATGGTCGACCGGTGTAGCCACCGGGTCACCCGGCACGACCGGCCTGAACTTCCTGCGGCTCATCATCAACGACCGGAACGCGGGCGCAACGACCATCCGCATCGGTCGCGTCGAGCATATGCCGCTGCCCAAGCCATACCCCAACGGCGTACTGGTCTGCACCTACGACGACTCGTTCCTGTCGCACTACACAATCGCCCGCGACCACCACGACCGCTACGGCACCAAGGGTGTGCTGTTCCCGATCATCGAGTGGATCGACCAGGCCGGGAAGATCACCACCGCGCAGCTCGACGAGATGGTGTTCCAGAACGGGTGGGAGGTCGGCGGCCACGCCTCCACTTACGCCGCGCACTCCCAGTCGGTGACCGGGATGACCGCGGCGCAGCGTCAGGCCGAATTCGCCGCGATCAAGGCGTGGCAGCAGCAACGCGGCTACGTCTCGAACGCGTTCGCCTACCCCAACGGCGTGATCGACGCCGTCTCGGAACTGGATCTGCGCAAATACTTCAGCCTCGGACGTCTCGCGCTCGGACGGTTTTCCGGCAGCGGCGCCGACGACCAACAGATCCCCTCGCTGCCGTTCCGTCTCTACGGGCAATCGTGCGGCAACCTCACCGTCGCTAACGTGACCGGCGAGATCGACCGCACCATCACGAACAAGAGCCTACTCACCCTGTTGTTCCACGACCTCGTCGAGACGAAGGTGACGTCGAACGACACTACGATCGCCAACCACGCGGCGATCCTCGACTACGCGGCGTCAACGAACATCGCGATCCGCACACTAGAGCAGCTGCGCCAAGCCGGACTCGCCTACGCTTGACTGCCGACCCTACGTCCTGCAGTAGCTGCCGGTATGGGCCCAGTCGCGTGTTCGGTTGTCCCAGATGTCGGTCGAGGCGCACATCTTCTGCGTGGCCGGAACGCGCAGGTAACGGGTGAAATGGTACGAGTGCGTGTTGTCGTCGGCAGTGGCCCAGCGGCGCGTGGGGCCAGGGGGGATCCCAACCCAGATAGTGCTGCGGAATCGACGAACGGCGCCGTCGCTGGACCAGGCACGAACCCAGTTGCCGCGACAGCTGTTCGACCAGTACATCCGGCTGTACCCAACGACCCGCCCATCACGGGCCTTCACGGGCACCGAGCCGCCTACCGCATAGATCCCCGAGCAGGCCAGCGGAGTGCCATCTCCCCCGTAGTCCGAGGCTCGAGCCGTCGGCGTCGGCGCTGACAGCAGCCCCGCGACCGAAATCGCGATGGCGATGACGACAAGGAAAATCGCTTGGCGACGCTTCATTCGGCGATCATGCCTGCATCAGCCGACGGCGGTAGCGCATGCTGCACAGAATCATCCGATCGGGCTACCACACTCGCCATAAACCGTTAGGTGAGGTGGCGCCCGGGCTGTTTACTCAACCCGGGCGCTTCGGTCAGCGTCGTTAGACTCCGACCTGGCGACCGTGGTACCCGCCCCATGGCATCCGAAACTGAGACCCACCACGTGGCGACCGGCAGAGCGTTGTGCGCGGGTGCCATGATGTAGGCCCTGCGTCGACCCCGAAGCCGCGGCAATCCCTCCGCCGCGGCATCTGAGGGGTTGCCGCGTCAGGAGAGCGCCCCGGCCAACACCACGGCCGGGGCGTTTCCTCGTGACTGAGACGCCTGCCCCGCCCATAACGGTGATTACCGGGACGGTTTTCGGTCGTGGGAGCCGTAAAAGCCGAATCCTTGCGGGCTGATAAGGCCTGGACCGTCGACGGCGAAAGTGAGTTGTCCGTTGCCTGATCCCACTGTCCAACCCCCTCCAGGAGTTGCGATAGACGGTGAGAAGTACATTCCCGGCGCGAGGAAATAGGGTGTGTAGACGGCACGAGTATCGACCGCTCGTTCATGGCTCGGGCCGAGGGTCGCCTGAGCAGCGGGGGGCAAGCTGACGGAGTCCGATCCAGGCGCTCGAGTGAAGAACGCTTCCACCCGTCCGGCAGCCGGAATGAGTGTCACTACCATCGCATCCTCACCAACGACTTCGGATGACTCACCCGTGGCTTGTACCGCAGAGATCAGAGCCCCGCGAAAGTGCTCAGGAGATTCATCACCCTCTTGTTTGAGGACCTGCCGGCACGCTTCGTGGAGAACTGGATCGATGCTTCCAACACCATGAAACTTGAAGGAACCAAGACCCATCCATCGGTCAGCGAGCTCGAGATGCTGGGCACCGGCTCCGTCGATTGTGCTCTCGAACATGACGTGACGAGGGCCCTGCGGCGAGGATCGGGCCTGCAGACCCACACCCAGGAGGGTGGTCTGATACCGCCTCGCTGCTACCGGGAGCCTGTTGTACGCGGCGGCCATTGCGTGCTCGATCCTCGATGTGATCGCACGATAGTGGAGCTGTTCGGGCGGCTGATGCCAGCCTCCCATCCCCACCATGTTCGTGGTCCCGGCTATGGCTTGAGCGATGAACTGATCTGTCGGAATGTCGTCGAGATATGCGAGACCCGTGTAGCCGATCACAAGCCAGCAGTCAGCTCCCGTGACGATGACCGTCTTGTTGCTGGCGAGATCCCAAGCTTCGGTCTCATTCTTCTGTCGCGTGCGGGTGATCAGTCTGTCGCTCGCGTGGAAGGCGTACCCCCGCGTGACACCCCCAAGAATCAACGTCACCTGCCGACTGTAGCCCGGGCACTGTCACGGTTCCCAGTCGTCACCAAGCACCGCGGCCAGCCGGTCGGCGAGGTCGGGCGCCTCGGGCCGGCGGCCGTAGATCACTTCGTCGCACTCGACCCCCAGCGCCTCCAGCTCGGGGTCGGGTGCCGCCCACCCGCCATCCGTGGCGGCCTGGCGGTTCGCCTGCTGGCGGCGCATCACCACCCGCACAGCCTCGGACGCGGCACGCAGCACCTCACGTTCGGTCACCACACCATTGTGCGAACGGAACCGTCCGGTCGGCATCTGCGTCCAAGTTGCATGATCTACGACGTCCTGGCCGTCATCGTGTGTCTCAGCGCCGGCTGCTGGCTCACAATCAGACGCGACTGACCGATGGCCGCGGTACTGCTCGTCAGCGGGAGACCGAACAGACGACAGATCTCTAACCGCGCGGAGACCGCCGCGCCGCGGCTGCGCGGCTCTGTGCCTTCTTCGCTACCTGCGTCTTGCTCACAGCCTTCTTGGCCGGGCGGGGCCGCCGCTCGGCGGCAGGCGGGCGCTTGTCGACGTACTCACTGACCGCGCGACGAATGATCTCGGCGGGCTTCACGTCTTCGGCGGCCGCCAACCGTTCAACCCGCGCACGCAGCTCGACCGGCAGCCGCACCGACGTCGTCGGGGTCTTGCCAGGTCCGCCGGCGGACTTCGGAGGCCGGCCCGTGCGCAGAATCGTCGAGTCGATCACGACCTCGCCCGCGATCTCGTCCGCCGTGGGCGGGTTCGCCGCGTAGTCGGCCGCCATCTCGGCGTAGTCCTCATCGGTCAGTCGTGCCATATCCCCATCCTCCTTCACTTTCGTTGCGGCCGCTGCGGGCCGAAGATGTCTGTCGGGAGCAGGGCGGCGAGTCCCAGGCTCACGACGAGCTGGCGGCGCAGCATCATCGCGTGGAACACGATCGCCACGCCCGTGTCGGCGAGGTCGGCGATGACCTCGATGTACGGCTCGTTGGCTGCAGCCGGGGCGGCGAACAGCATCAGCTCGGCGCCGGGGCGGCGGGCGACGAGCGGGACCTGCAGTGCCGGATACGAGATGACGGTGCGGATCTCGGAGTTCGTGATGCCGTGGTCTCCGGCGCTGGTCTTGATCTCGATCCGCATGAGATAAGTGTATTGCACTTATCGAGAAAGTGCAATACACTTACGGTACAAGTTCAGAGCGGGTGAGGTTCAGGAACATACACAGTTCGCCGACGCACAGCGACCGGCCACTGCGGAAACAATGAGAACCCGATCGCAGAGACCCATGATGCGACACCCGCTCTGAACCCGGACGGCAATCGGCCCGCCCTCCACACGGAGAGCGGGCCGTTCGTTCGTAACTCAGGACCCGAAAGTCGTCTGGTCACACAGCCCGGGGCGCGGTGTGCTCGGTCCACTGCGCGCCGTCCCAGTAACGCAGGAGCGCGGGATTGTTCGCGTCCGGGTACCAATCGGCCGGCACCGATGGCGGGGGCGGCGGGGGAGGCGTTGGCGCGGCCGGTGCCGCGACTGGCGTCGGTGCCGCTGTCGGCGAGGTGGGGGCTGCCGACGGACCTGGGGCCTGACCGCTAAGGATCGCTCGGACTCGATCGACGATCGCCTTTCCGTCGGCCTTGACTACATTCGAGATCTCGGCCTTGTTGCCGCTCGCGAAGATCGTGATCGTGCCCATCACAACGCCAGCCGACCACTGAATGGACGAAATCTTGTCCAGCGGGAAGTCCTCGGTGGTCTGGCCCATGATGCCGTGGAAGACGAACAGCAGCCGGGTGTTTGTCAGCACAAGAAGACCCTGACCTCGCCCGTACTGGCCGGCGCACATCATCGAGACAGTCTCGGCTCCCCAAAGGTGGGACTCGAGGTTCTTCAGCTCGCGGCTGACGCCGATCTTTCCGAACATCCGCTCGCGGGCCTCGTGAATGTCCGGTCGCAGGCCGCTCTGTTCCGCCCGTATCTCGGCGCGCTGCGCGTTGAAGGCGTCCGCCTTTGCGCTGAGTTCGTCGCCACGGGCCTGCATCCGTTGGACCATCGAGGGTGCAGGTTGAGTCGTCATCGTTGTTGGCTTCGCGAACTGACGTGCGGCGTTCACCGCGTCGACGAATTCACCCACCTTCTCCTTGCCGGACAGGAGCGCATTGACATCCTCGATCTCGTTTTTCGCCCAGCCAACACGATCGGTGAGTATGAAGCGGACCCACCCGCGCGCGAGGACGGTCTTCTCCTTGAACTCGACTTCCGTGATCGCCCCGAGTGGGATCACCCAGGGCGACGACTCCTTCTTGTGCTTTGCCACAGTCATGCCGGCGTGCGTGAGCGTCACGGTCCCCGCATCGGTGTCCAGCACGGCTTCGCAGCCGAAACCCTTGTAGGTCGTCGTCGTCATTGAGGTCCTCCTTCGTCGTCGATCAGTGATTCTGCACTGGGTAGACGAACATCGCCGCAATTGACGGATTTTGAGGCTGACGTTCCCTAGGGTCGACCCATGTCATACGCCGATGTTGAACGTCACGCGATCCGAGCTAAGTCCCTGGCAGGGGAAGCGCAGAGAGGGTTCGGTCACGATCAGGGAGAACACGCCACGCTGGCGCAAGCGGTAGGCGAGCTCGCAACTGCCGTCGCCGAACTGGCCGGGCAGCTGCACCGCGATAGCTAATCCACACACCCACCGTTTACCCACCGCAAATGGGTGGAATTGATGCGAAGGCCCAGACTCAGGCGGACGATCACAACCATGTGAGCTGGACAGAACGTTCTCAGTGGTACGAGATGGACTGCCGCGAACGGCGGTGCGCATCGAGTAGGTCTGGGGTTCGATTCCCCATAGCTCCACCGATAACAGCAGTTCAGACGGCCTCACCCGCGTCCCGGGTGGGGCCGCTTTTCTTGTCGCCCACCGAAAACCCACCGGAAACCGGCGCGAGGCGATCGAGGACGTGCCGCACATCGCCGGTCACCCGCTTGCGCTGTACGTAGTGCCGGCGAGTGATCTCCGGCGACGTGTGGCCGAGCTGCTCGGCCGCCGCCTCCATCCCGACCTCGTCAGCGAGGATCGTCGCGACCGTCTTGCGGAACGTCTTGGGCGTCACCCACTCGAACATGTCAGCGGGACCGTCCGGGCGGCCGTCTTGGTCGACGACGATCGTGCGGCGGGCGTCGCGGAACTGGCGCCGGGTGTTCGCGGTGGTGCGCGGGCCGCCGTCGCGCGAGGGGAACACGAGCCCGAGGTCGTTCGACGGGAGATCCCGTTCGCGCTGGCGCTCGAGCGCCGACACCATGAAGTCGGGCAGAATCAGCCAGTGCTGGCTCGTCGCCGTCTTCGGCCGCGGCTGGTACTCGCCACGCTTGTTGATCGCTCCGGCGAGGTACACCATCGCCGGAGCGAGATCAGTGGCCCACTGGACGTGCTGCCACTGGAACGCCAGAACCTCGCTGATGCGGCCGCCCGAACCAATGAGGCAGTCGGCGAGGTCGGGGAAGTCGACGCCGCGCTTCGGCCCGAACTGGTTGGTGCCGGACCACGTCGCAACCCGGATCCGCAACTGCTGCAGCTCGTCGATGCTCAATGCGCGCGCCTCGGCCGGCGCGGACGACCGCCGGGTGGTGTCGACTATCGGGTTCCGCTCGATCGCGTCGTGCTGGGCCGCCAGGGTGAACATCCCGGACAGCACAGTCCGGCACTGCCGGGACCGCGAGTCCGTCGGTACGGCGCGGATGAACGCGTCGAGGACGCCGACGGACGCCTCGCTGATACGGATGTCACCGAGCCCGGGGACGATGTGCAAGGCGATGAGCTCGCGGTCGTTATCGAGCGTTCCCGTGGCGTAGTCGCCCGATTCGACGCGCTTCGCCAGCCACAGGGCTGCGAGTTCGGAGACCCGGGTCGCGCGGGTGATGTCGACGACCGAGCCGCCGGGGCGGCGCCGCTGCGCCAGCGCGTCGAGCAGAGTTCGTTCGGCCTTCGCACCTGACGGACCGAACCGCTCGACGGTGCGCGTCTTGCCGTCGTGGTCGCGGTAGCGCGCCCGCGCTCGCCACCGTCCCGGCGCGATCTGGGTGCGGCCGACCTTGCCCCAGGTGCCGAGGGGGAGTGGTGGGCGCGCCATCAGTCGGGTCGTTTCATGGTCGGGATCTCCGTTGGGCTCGGGTAGATCGGATGCGGCGCAGGCGATTCACGAGCTGTGGTGAATACGCTAGCGCCTCGGGGTCGTCGAGCAGGGCGTTCACGCGCTGCCAGAACCGGGTGACGGTCATGTCGAACTCGGCGCGGATGGCGTCGGCCTGGTTGCCGCTGTGATTCCACCGGAGCGCGGCGAAGTCGAGCACGGCGCGGTCGTCGTCGGTCACGCGACGCCCCGCTCGCGAAGCTGGGCGTCGATCCAGCGGCGCTCCCGGTCGGTGAGCGATTGCACCAGCGCGACGAGCATCGGGACGTCCACCCAGAGTTCCTCGGCGACCTCCTCGGTGCGTCGTGTCCACACCAGCGCGTCGACGAGTCGCTCGAGCGCGATCAGCCGACGGGCCGCGATCCGCTCGACCCGCAGTTCCTCACGGGCCCGCAGGACGTGGTCGGTCGGGAAGATGCGGCGCTCGTCATGAACGAGCTCGTGCGCGATCGTGCACCGGCGCTCGTCGCCGAGCATGTGCCGGTTCACCTCGATCGTGTCGCCAGTGATCCGACCCCGCACCCCGGCCGGCAAGTCGTCGACGAACTCAATCGCGAGATGACGTCGGCGGCGGGCATCACGCCACGGATGGTAAATCGACATACCGGGCACGCTAGGGCGCGACACCGACAATCGCGAAGTGTCGCACCGAATTACACGAGTGTAATGATCAGTCCGCCGCCCTCGATCGCTTTCCCTGAAGGTAGATAAGCACGGCCCCGACGATGTGCACGATCAGCCACGCGTCGTCTAGGTCGAATCCTGGGGCACCTTTGTGCGCTTCACCGTGATTGCGCTTCGAGGGAACTGCTTGGACCAACTTCGTAAGTCCCTCCAGCAACGGGCTGTCCTCCTTTCCGAACAAGCCCTGGGATTTCGCAGATTTGATCTGGTCGCCGAGCTGGTTACCAGTGCATCCGACAGCCTTCAGGCCTTCCTGCAGCGCGGTGGCGGCGTCGGTGATTGCGTCCGCTGCATCGCCTGCTTTTATCTCCTGAAGCGCGTTCGCGTATGCGATCTCTGCATCTGCGAATTCCGATCGGCTGTGGAGCAAGTGCGTGGCTGGAGCGACAACCGCGGCATGCAGCTCGCGAGACTCGACAGGGACGACGACTGAGTCCTCGGTCAGGTAGAACCCGATTCCGTGCGACTCGAACACTCGGTTGACGGTCCTCCTGAACCCCTCTGGTGTGTCGTCTGCGCACCACTCTTCCAGAGTCTCGTGCTCGGCTTCGACCAGCGAGAGCGCGACATCGTACGACGTCATTCGCCGGTCCTTGATCGAGATGGGACGCACGTTCTCGATTCCGAGGGACCGAGTGATTCTTTCCTTCACCTCGGAATTTAGTTGCATTCCGGGGCTGTACTTGGCGGCGTCCTCCCACGCCATGTGGATCTTCACCCTTGCGAACTCATCGAGTTCGTATGTCAAGGTTCCTCCGCCTGCGCGGCTTGCCTCTTTGCGCAGTCGCTCCGCGAACAGGTCGCGGGCTGGCTCTGACATTTCTGCTTCCGTCACCTAAGCACCCTCCTCCGGACCGGAAGGGTCCGCTTCTTCGCCGATTTGGTCGAGCGCTTCGCGCAAGCGCTCGCCCTTTGTCTGTTCAGATCCGCGACGTGCGGCCGTAGGCTCCTCAACCTCATCGACTTGATCTCGCGGAGGCAAGGCTGTGACCTTGCCCGGGGTCTTCTTGCGCGGCTCCGCCTCGCGCGGTGCTCGCGCGGTCGTGGGCCTACCGTCATCGATGAGGTCACGCAGCTTCGGGCGTTGGTCGGCGAGCCGCGCGTAATGGTCCTGGCGCAATTCTTCGATGAGGTCGTCGAGCGCGTCCCAGTGTTCGGCCCCGAGGTCGCGGATGCGTTGCGCCACCTCGACGACTTCGGCTCGCAGCTCGTTGCGATAGCCGGCGTCGACGAGCGCGGCGTCGAGCACATGGGAGTAGGTGTTCCGGGTGAGCTCTGCGACTGACTCGAGCTTGTCGCGCGAGGGCAGTTGCCGGACGCCCCGCTTCTTCCAGGAGTTGAGGGTTTGCGGGCTGACGCCCATGCGTCGCGCGAACTCGGCATCGGTCACTCCGTACTCGTCGAGGTGGGCCTGAATCAGGCTCCACAGTGCTGGCGTTTTCACATCGCCCACGGTCTTCCTCCACAAGTCGATCGAGCAATCCCCCCCGTGCACTGAACCGGACACCTCGATTTCAACGAATGTGCCGGTTGCGCGTACACCACAAATCCCTTCCCATGGTGCCGCATATCCGCAGCTAGCGGAAATACATCGATGTAAGTTCTTGACAGAGGTACACCAGTGGTGAGCTAATTATCCGCAGTCACTTGACACCGAGCCGTACACCAAGGGAGGATGACATGGCACACAAACGATGGCCCAAGGGGAGTTGGATGAAACTCGAATCCGCAGCGACACTGCGGGCGATCATGGAGCAACGCAAGATGTCCATGGCTCGCCTGGCGCGATACGCAGGATGTTCGAAGTCGTTCATCAGTGCGCTCTGCCTCGAACGAAAGACCACCTGCACCCCACAACTCGCCGAGCGCATCGCGGAGGCACTCGAGGTCCCCCTGTCGCTCCTTTTCGTGGTCAACGAATCCGCAGCTAGCGGACGAAAAGCACAGAAGGTCAGTGCCTGATGAGTGCCGGATCGTTCCACATGGCGCTGTTCGAGTCCGCAGCAGCACGACGACACCGGCGAAGGGCCGAGAACCACGCGAACGGTCGGGTGCTCCTCGCCGGCGCTTTCGACCGGATCACCGGCCGCGACGCGAACCCGAACTTCACAGATCACTCCGACGTCCGCCGGTGCGGGTGTGGGAGCGCGCGCGACGCCGTCGGTCACGCGCAGCCCGACCCGGAACCGGGCGCGTCCTCGACCGCCCGCGGGGTTGCCGGGTCGGGCACCACCCGCCCCTGAAACGCACGAACCCGCCGAGTTGCAGCTCGACGGGTCTCCGCAAGCAACTGGAAAGGAGTTGCCGTGCAGCACGAGCATAGCCAACTGACCCAGGTGTCCGGGGCGTCACCATTCGACGCGATCCGGAACTACACGCCCGAAGGCCGCGAGTACTGGTCGGCGCGCGAGCTCATGCCGTTGCTCGGGTACAGCGTGTGGCGCGACTTCGCGAACGCCATCCACCGCGCCCGGGTCGCCTGTAGCAACTCCGGAACCGACCCCGTCCACCACTTTGCGGGCGCCCGCAAAGTCGCCCCCAGCGGCCCGGCTGCCGAGAACTATCACCTCTCCCGCTACGCCTGCTACCTCGTCGCGCTCAACGGAGACCCCCGCAAGACCGAGATCGCCGCCGCCCAGACCTACTTCGTCATCAAGACCCGCGAAGCAGAGACCGGGTCCACCGCGCCAGCGATTCCGCAGACCTACGCCGCGGCGCTGCGAGCGGCCGCCGACGAAGCCGACCGCGCAGACCGCGCCGAGGCGCAAGTGCGGGAACTCGAACCGAGAGCCGAGGTCGCCGACAAACTCCTCACCGCCGAAGGCGACCTGTCCGTCGCCGACGCCGCGAAGTCCCTCACTCGCGCCGGGGTGAAGGTCGGACAGAACCGCCTGTTCAACCTCCTCGACCGCGAGTACGGCTGGATTTATCGAGCCTCCGACGGTCGCTGGCGCGTCCGCCAGTCCGCGATCGAAACCGGATGGATGTCGGTCATCCCCCAGTCGCACTACCACCCGAAGACCGGTGTTCTCGTTCTCGACCCGCCGCAGCCGAGGGTCACACCGAAAGGGTTGCAGCGCATCCTGTCTGACCACAGCAGGGGTGATGCTGCGTGACCTTCACCCGCGCGCAACTCGACTCTCTCGGCGTCGCCACCGACCTGCGCACCGCCGCCGAGGCGCTCGGTATCTCGAAAGCCCTGGCGTACAAGCTCGCCGCCGACGACGAGTTTCCCGTGCGAGTCATCTTGATCGGCGGCCGCTACAGCGTCCCGACCGCCGGCCTCCGCGAAGTGCTCCTGGGGGAGACGCCGGCGCCCGCCGACGCGGTCCTCGCCCGCCTCGACCGCATCGCCGAATCGAACGACGAAATCGTCCGCATCCTCCGCGTCCTCACCCTCAACACCTCGGGAGTTTCCGCATGAACACCTTCCTCGACATCATCCTCGTCCGCACCGCGCCGACGCCGACATCGTTCATCTTCGCGATGTGCTTCTGGGGCGCTCTCACCGTCTGCGTTGCCAGCTACCTGCCCCGCCTCGGCGGATGGCTCACCGACGCCGACCTCGACGACGAGTACGACGACGACCTCGAGTTCACCCCCATCGACCACGGCCACATCCGGTGAACCAGTGCCGCGTCTGCGGCGACCCGTGCCGCGGCGAAGTCTGCACCACCTGCTTCCGAATCATCAACCCACGAAAGGAAACCCAGTGAGCGACACCGAAGAACAGGACTTCGCCGCCGTACTCCTCGGCCACGCGAAAGGCAGAGCGCACACCGAAGCGAGCAAGAAACTCGCCGAGGTCGTCGCGGCGGTGATGGAGACCGGCAAACAGGGGTCGGTGACGGTGAAACTCACCGTCTCCCGCGACAAGGAGATCAAGTCGATGGTCAAGGTCGCGGACGCCGTCACCGCGAAGGTTCCCGTCGAGCCTCGCCGGTCGATGTGGTTCCCCGGCGACGACAACACCCTCCACCGCAACGACCCCAAGCAGGATCCACTCTTCGACGAACCCGTCGAGAAAATCCAAGCCCCGAAAGGCAACTGACCCATGACGACCAATTTCAAGGAACAGCTCGTGCAGGACGACGACGCGCAGAAGCTGCTAATCCTCGACCCCTCGGAGACGCCCGGCATACAGCCCGGAATCGGCATCATCGCGGCCACCACGAAGGATAAGGGGCTCGAGGTCGAGACCGTCGACCTCCGCGAGTTCATCCCCGGCGTCACCCATTCGGCGGAGGAAGGAACCCGCCTCGTCACCGACGTCCCGTCGTTCCTCGCCGAACTCGACCGATACCCCATCGCACCCGAGCTCTCGACCCTGTGGGGTGACGAGACGAAGGGCCGCGTCGAAGCCATCTACAACGACCACCATGCCGACGGCGCCGGCCTCCGCGACAACCGGTTACGCCTCGAACTTCGCGCCGACGAGGACTGGGGCGCGTGGCACCGACTGTCCGGCAAGTACCTGCCGCAGGTCGAGTTCGGTGACGCCGTCGAGGAACTCCTCCACACGGTCGTCGACCCGGACCAGGCCGACCTCGTCGAGGTCATCAACTCGATCCGCGCCACCAGCAAGGGCGTCTTCGAGTCCGCAGTCGACCGGTCCAACGGCTCGCAGGCGCTCGAGTACCGCACGGAGACCACCGCGACCGCCGGCGCCGCTGGGCGAGCGTCGCGCCTGGAAATCCCGCAGACCGTCACCCTGGCGATCCGTCCGTGGGAAGGGCTCGACACCTACAAGGTCGAGGGCTGGTTCCGGTTCAACACCGACCACGGGCGGCTGCTGCTGACGATCAAACTGAAGCCCACTCGCAACGTGCTGCGCGCCGCATGGGCGGACGTCGTCGAGCAGATCGAAACGCACCTCGGCGGGAAGCCCGTCCTCGCCACCAGGTTCGACCGATGAAGGACACCGCTCCGGCTCGCGCTCGCACGACCCGAACGACCGAGCTCACAACCACGCGAAGCCTGACCCTCGGTGATCTCGGCGCGTTCGTCCGAGAGTGCGAGGGCGAGGGGTGGACCCCGGACGCGTCGGTCACGTTCCACCAGCAGCACGGTGATCGACCAGGGGAGCTGTCGACGTACAGCCTGCGAGTGAGCGAGACCCGGTGATCGCGGCCGCACCGACGACCGTTCGTATCGACGCGACGTCGTCGGTGCGGCCGGTCATCACTGTCGAAAGGTCCGAGCCATGAGTGGTGTGTTCCCCGCCAAGTTCCCGGCGAAGTGCAAGCACCCCGAATGCGGGCGCTGGTTCGGGCAGGGCGACGACGTCGCGTTCACCCGCATCGAACCCGGCGACCGTCGCGCCGTCCTCATGCACGCCGACTGCGCCCGCGGCATCGCCGGACTCCGCGCCGAAGACATCGAACGCCGCAAACGCGAAACCGTCTGCCCCCATTGCCACCTCATCCACAAAGGAGAATGTCCATGACGTCTCCCGCGATCCACCCCGACGCGATCACCGACGCGCTACCCGACCTCGACGCCGAGGTGGCGTGCGAGTACGCGCTCTGCGACCACCCCCAGTGCCAGTGCGAGGCGCCAGCGGTGTGGCGGGTCTCGGCGCACTGTGCCCGCAACATTGACGAGCTCCGAGCGGGACGATGCTCCACGTTCTCCCGCCCGATGTGCGACGCACACCTCACCGAGCTCCGTCGCAGCATCGCTGACACGCTGCGCGATAGACCCGGCAGATGCGTGTGCTGCGGCCGCCGCATCGCGCAGGTGTCCGACGTCCTGCTGGAGGTGTCGGCGCTGTGACCGTCATCCCTGCCGAAGACGGCATCTACGAGGGCATCTCGGACCTCGACTACCACGGCGATCCCGACTCACTGTCCTCGTCAGGGGCGCGCACGCTGCTCGAGGCTGGCGGTCCCGCGAAGTTCAAGTACGCCGAGCGGGTGGAGAAGGCGGACTACGACTTCGGGCACGTCGCCCACGCCCTGATCCTGGGGGAGGGGTCGAGCATCGCGATCATCGACGCGAAGGACTGGCGGACGAAGGCGGCCAAGGAGGCCCGCGACCAGGCGCGCGCCGGCGGGCAGGTTCCGGTCCTTGCCGACACGTACGCGCAGGGCGAGCAGCTCGCGCTGGCCGCGAAGTCACACCCGCTCGGCGAGCTGCTATTCGCCGAGGGCGTGCCCGAGAAGTCGGCGTACTGGCACGACGAGCAAACCGGGATGCGGTTGCGGTGCCGGCCGGACTGGATGACCGGGCCGATGGTCGTCGACGTCAAGACGACGAAATCGGCAGCACCCCGGGACTTCGCGAAGTCATGCGCCGACTACGGCTACCACCAGCAGGAGGCGTTCTACCGCGACGGCCTCGCCGCGCACGGCATCGACCCGCAGTTCCTGTTCTTCGCGATCGAGAAGACCCGCCCGTTCCTGTGCTCCGTCATCGAACTGCCGGCCGAGGCCGTCGCCGTCGGCCGATCCCTCAACCGCGTCGCCGTCGACCTCTACGCCGACTGCGTCACCAACGACCGGTGGCCCGGATACCCCGAGATCATCCACCGCATCGATCTTCCCGAGTGGTCCTACCGGGCCGCTGAGTACACCATCCGCCAACACGAAAGGCACTACGCATGACCACCGACAACTCCGCCATCGTCCTGACCAACGACTCGGACATGACACTGCTGCCACCCGCACAGCCGATTCACCCCGGATCGCACGCCCAGCTGATGCAGCACGCCCAGTCCATGGACACCGCGCACCGCCTGGCCGACAACATGTGCCGCACACCCCTCGTCCCCGAGATCTACCAGGTCGGGTCGTACCCGAACCGCGACAAGGACGACGACGCGGTGGTCGGCGCCGGAACCGCAGCGATCCTTTACGGGATGGAACTCGGACTCAATCCGATTCAGTCGCTGCAGCAGATCTTTCCCGTCCACGGCCAGCCGGGCATCTACGCGCGCACCGCGGTGGCGTTGCTGAAGTCGCGTGGCTACAAGATCTGGACTGAGGCGACGTCCGACGAGTCAGTCACCGTGATGGGGCAAGCTCCGGACGGCACCGCCGAGGGGTCTACGTGGACGATCGAACGCGCCGAGAAGGCCGGGTACGTCCCGACGATCGACGAGAGCACCGGCCAGTATCGAAAGAATCAGCGCGGCAGACTCATTGGAAACGAGAAGTACCTGACTGACCCGCAGGCGATGCTGTATGCGAAGGCTGCGATGGAGGTGTGCCGAAAGCTCGCGCCAGAGGTGCTGATGGGCATCGGTGACCGGGACGACGCCGCGGTCGCCGACGACCAGGACGGGCCTCGTCGGGTCCGGAATGAGGCGGCTGCACCCGGTGTCGACGAGCTGCGTGCACGACTGGGCATCGCCGCGCCGAAGCCCACTCCCGAACCTGACGAGCCAGCCACCGAGGCGGCCGAAGCGGTTGGGGAGTCGACCGAGTCCGAGACCGCGGCCCCGTCGAAGGACGACATGCGGCGCCTCAACCACCTGTTCTCGCGCGCCGGGATCGGCGGCACAGCAGCCACATTCAAGGCCAAGCGCAAGGCCGTCACCGAGGCCCTGATCTCCCGCACGATCGGTGACGACACCCCGCTGACCGCCGACGAAGCCACCACGGTGATCGGCATGCTCGAGCAGCTCGCCAACGAAGACGACGGAGAGAAGGTGCTCACCGACACGGTCGCGCGCATCCTCGACGAGACCACGACGAACCCGGAGCCGGCCAGTGAGTGACGAGCATGATCGCCTGATCGACCAGGCGGCGAAGGTCATCTGCGACGACGAGACACCCCCCGGTCCGGGGTTCGCGCAGTGGGAACGACTGACCAACGTCGGCAAGGAGACCTACCGACGCTCCGCCCGGGCACTCGCCGCTGCCGGGATGCTGCGGTCACCCGACGATGTCGTCGACGCCGAGGTCATCGACCACACCGACCCCGACCAGCTCCGGCACGCCGCCGCGATCATCGAAGGCGTCGGCACCACGGACGTCGAAGGCAGTGGACCCGGCGAGTTCTACACGAGTGCAGCGATATTGCGTGCCCTCGCGGAGAAGTTGGACGCGAAGAAGACGGTCCTGGCGCAGGCGCTCGACGCGTACGAGCGGGTCGTCCTCGCCGCGCCGGACGCCACCATGACCGAGGTCCACCCGCGCGCGATCCGCGCCGTCGTCGAGCTGCTCCGGGAGGGGGCATGACGTCGGGGGTGTTCACCCTCCACGATCTCGACGGCGTCCTCGAACCCGAATCGGCCTCCACGATCGGCGCCGCCCTCGGACGCACCTCACATCCCCTCTGGGCCTCGCGGCGCTGGCAGATCGTCGACCCCGCCGGCCGCAACGCCTACTCCGCACCACGCACGAAAGAGCCCACACCATGAGATTTTGGTACGACACCGAGTTCCTGGAAGACGGCAAGACGATCGAGCTGATCTCGATCGGCATCGTCGCCGAGAACGAAGCCACCTACTATGCCGTGAACTCGGAGATGCCCGACGACAAGGCAATGGGTCACGACAAGTGGATGTGTGAGAACGTCGTCGCGCATCTCCCGCTGGCGACGGGTTTGCACCGCCATGACAGCGGCACCTGCCCGCACTACTGGTCGCTGGACATGCGCTCGACCTCAGTGAAGCCGAAGTGGGTGATCGCCAACGAAGTTCGCGAGTTCCTGACCGGCAACCGCAACAACGACGGCACCCCGGTTGAACTGTGGGCGGACTACGCCGCCTATGACCACGTGGTCCTGGCGCAGCTGTGGGGCAAGATGATCGGTCTCCCGAAGGGGATTCCGATGTGGACCCACGACCTGCGGCAGCTCTGGGAGCAGGAGGGGTGCCCCGAGTTCCCCGACTTCGGCCACGGTGAGCATCAAGCTCTCGCCGACGCATTCGAGCTACGCGACCGGTGGCACTGGCTCCAGCGTGACGCTGGCGAAGCCGGGTGCAAAGAGGTGGCCGAGTGATGCCGACCGACGAAACGCAGCCCAGTGCTGCCGCCCTGATGGCCACCGCCCTGATGGACATGAAGGACAGCTTCGACCAACTTCGCTTCCACACCAACGGTGTTCGCCAGGGATACATCGAGGACGGATACACGCCCGAGGAGGCGTCCGCGATGGCCACAACCGACCACCGCTGGCTCATGGAGATGATGGTCACCAACCTGCGACAGCAGGGCGAGCAGGAGCAGAAGCCGTGACCGGCGAGCACGACCGTCGGACAGCGGTCCTCGCCGAACATCAACCCGTCCACGCCACCGACGGTTACGTCATGTGCTGCGAATGCGGGTACGGCGCCGACCGCCTCACCTACGGCGACGACATCCACATCAAGCACCAGAACGCTGCCGTCGCGATCGCCGAACTCAACGAGTTCGCCCGCCGGCTGAAGGCGACGTTCGCCGCCATGTCCGACACCCTCCGGTCGATCACCACCACCGTCCAGGACACCACCGAGCAGACCGAACAGCGGTCCCTGCCCAAACCCGCCACCACACCACCGATGTGGGCCAACAACCCCACCCAGCAGAAGAGACGCCGATGACCCTGCCATCCGCCGACCACCAGGCACCGGCGTGCGGCGCGTGCCACGGCGAAACCAGCTTCGACGGTGACGACTTCGTCTGCTACGACTGCCACCTCGCGTTCGGCAAGGACACCCTCGACGTCCGGTTCCTCGACCCTGACGCCGAGGTGTGCGGAGCGCCGTGCGCCAACACGTGGCACGACGACAACGCCATCACCGTCGGTCAGGGGTTCAACTGCCACCCCTGTCAACTCCCCAAAGGTCACGACCACCCCGCCTGGTTCCACTGGACCGGATGCGAACCGATCACCCTCACCCCACCCGCCCCCGCGATCGCAGGAGCCAACACATGACCCTTACCCTCACCGACCTGTTCTGCGGCGCCGGCGGCTCGTCGACCGGAGCCGTCGCGATCCCGGGAGTCACCGTGAAGATCGCTGCGAACCACTGGGACCTCGCGATCGCCACGCACAACACGAACCACCCGGACACCGACCACGCAATCGCCGACATCCACCAGGCAGACCCCGGATACTTCCCCCGCACCGACGTCCTCTGGGCCAGCCCAGAATGCACGAAATGGACTGTCGCATCAGGGAAAGCGGCCGCATCGATCGACCCGGGACTGTGGGAGGACCCGCTCGCGGACGAGGCCGCCCAGCGTTCGCGGATGCTGATGTTCGACGTCCCCCGGTTCGCCGCCCACCACCGCTACCGCGCCGTCATCGTCGAGAACGTCGTCGACGTCTCTACCCGCAAGCAGTACGTGGCCGCATTCGAGCGGTGGCTGACCGAGATGCACAAACTCGGCTACCGGCACCGCGAGGTGTACCTGAACGCGATGCACGCCCAGGCCGCCGGGCTCCCCGCCCCGCAGTCCCGCGATCGCCTGTACGTGGTGTTCTGGCGGGAAGGTGACCGTGCTCCCGACCTCGACCGGTGGACCAGACCCACGGCGTGGTGTGAGACGCACGGACAGATCGTCGCGATGCAGTCGTGGAAGGACCCCGCCAAGGCGCGCGGCCGGTACCGCCAGCAGTACGTGTGGCGTTGCCCCCGCACCGAATGCCGCAACGCGGTCGTCGAACCGGGCTGGCTGCCGGCTTCCTCGATCATCGACTGGGAGCTGCGAGGTCAGAGGATCGGCGACCGCACCAAACCACTGTCGCCGAAGACAATGGCGCGCATCCGCGCTGGCCTTGAGCGCTACGGTCCTCACCTGACGATCCATCGCGGTGACCGCGTGCCGGGGATCGGGGACAACCGCGTGCAGTCCCTCGAGCGGGCGCTCCCGGCGCTCACCGCGTCGGGCAACCACTTCGGTCTCGCGATCCCGGTCGAGGGGCGCGACGGCAAGGAGGCTCGCCCGCTGGAAGATCCGCTGCGCACGATGACCACCCGCTCCGAGACCGGTGTCCTCGTCACCCTGCGCGGCGAAAACGCACCGAAGACCACCGACGACGTCGTCGACACGTTCGCCGCATCCGGAACCCACCACGGCCTGCTCATGCGATACAACTCGAGCAAGGGCGACGGCGCAGAGATGGTCACCCCGACCGACGAGGTGATCCGCACCCTCACCACCAAGGGGCACCAGTCGCTTCTGGTCCCGACCGGTGGCACCTGGAACGACACCGCCTACCCCGCATCGCACCCACTCCGGACGCGCACTACCCGCGAGACCGAGGCACACGTCGTCACCGCCGCCGACATCGACGACTGCGAGTTCCGGATGCTCGAACCCTCGGAGATCAAGCGAGGCATGGCATTCCCCGCCGAATACGTGATGCTCGGCAACCGCCGCGAACAGGTGAAGATGGCCGGCAACGCTGTCGTGCCGCCCGCCGCGCGCGACCTCGTCGGAGCCGTCGCCGAATCGCTGGGGGTCGCGTGAAGAGAGCGGCCCTGGTCGACGCTTCCCAACGCCAGCCAGGGCCTCACCCCAATCCCGCCACCGCGGATGTGGCGGGCGGAGCTGCGGCCGACAGTAGCGTCGACCACCGACAGTCTCGGTGCGCCCAGTGCGACAACCCCGCGTCGGCGCGCGGTTTGTGCATCGCCTGCTACGAACGTCACCGGCGACGCCAGAAGGCATACGGCAGGTGGGAGACCACTTACGTCGACGCTCGGCCAGTACGCGACCACGTCACCGCGCTCCGCGCCGCCGGGATCAGCAACCTGCGACTCCGCGAACTCACCGGCATCTCACACACCACCGTGCAAACCCTGATGACCGGACGACCAGCCCGCGGTACCGGACCGTCGGCGAAGGTGTCCCGCAGCACCGCCGACAAACTCCTGTCCGTCCCGATCCCCGACATCGCGTTCCAGGCCGTCGCCCTCCGCCGACCGGTCCCCGCGCTCGGCACCACCCGCAGGCTGCAGGCACTCGCCGCGAACGGCTACAGCCAACGCGACCTCTGCCGACGCCTCGGCTGGCACTGGCAAGGCAACCTCACCGAACTGTTCAACGGCCGCGCCCGACAAATCACCGCCGTCCGCGCCCGCGAAGTCGCCGCCCTGTTCACCGAACTGCAGATGATCCCCGGCACCGACCGGCAGGCCCGCGCCCGGGCGCTCGCCCGCGGCTGGCTGCCGCCCCTCGACTGGGACGAAGACACCATCGACGACCCCACCCACCAGCCCGAACACACCACCACACCGCGGAACCTCGCCGACGACCTCGACGAATTCGAGTACCTCCTGGACGCAGGGGAGCACGCGGCCGCCGCGTGCACACGTGTCGGCGCAACACCCACCGCGATGATCAAACGCTACGAACGCGCGAACCGATTGGTCCCGCCGGCGCTCGCCTCGGCCGCCCACACAGCCCGCGCCCGCCGCGAACAGGTCGCCTCATGACGTACACCCGCAACCGCCTCATCCCCGCACTCTTCAACGAGGACATCGGCAGCCGAAACCGTTGCGCCACAGGCCGACACGAACCCGTCACGTACAACCCACTCCTCAACGCCACCTACTGCCGATGCGGACTCATCACACGACCCGGACGCGTCGGCCGCCTCCCCACCGACCACGAGGTGTGCGAAACGAACCGGTCCCGCATCGACCACCACACCCGAGAGAACCCCTGCCCGGTCTGCCGGGCAAGAGAGGACACCTGATGGCCGACCAGATCACCACCGCACGCCGCCAGATCCGCGTCGGCGACCTCGCCGCCGAGGGCTACCGACCCCACGACATCGCCCGACAGGTCGGATGCTCCCTCCGCACCGTCCACACCGACCTCGACGCCATGGGATTCGAGCTACCCACCCGCCACCACCAGGCATGCGGCACCACCAACGGGTACCGACACCACCACAAACTCGGCGAGAAACCCTGCGACGCATGCCGAAACGCGAAGCGGAAGGCGCGTGGCAGATGACCGTCACGCGCGCGATGGGCGCACACGAAAGCAACGCGACCGGCACCGACACCTGGCTGACACCACGCCACATCCTCGACGCGCTCGGACCGTTCGACCTCGACCCCTGCGCCGCACCAGATCCGGACCGATGGCCCACCGCAGCCCAGCACTTCACCTACCGCGACGACGGACTGTCCCAGCATTGGCACGGCCGCGTCTGGTGCAACCCGCCCTACTCGCAGGCGTGGCGGTGGATCGACAAACTGGCCGACCACGGCACCGGAACCGCGCTGCTGTTCGCCCGCACCGAGACCGCCGCATTCCGCCGGCACGTGTGGGAACGAGCCACCAGCCTGCTGTTCCTCCACGGCCGCCTCACGTTCCACCGCGAAGACGGTTCGGCCGCTGTCGGGAACGCCGGCGCCCCATCGGTGCTGATCGCCTACGGCCGCGAAGACGCCCAGCAACTCGCCACGTGCGGACTCTCCGGCGCCTTCGTGCCCGGCTGGCTCTCGATAGTCGGCGAACGTCACACGGAAGGACTGTTCTGATGGACCGACGGAATGGCGCTTCGCAAATGGCTCCGTTAGCGGAGCCTTGTTGCTTTCTTTGCGGGAGTGGGACTCTCAGTGCTGATCGATCCCCAGTAAGCCTGGGAGTAGAGAAACTCGACGTTCTGAGCGTCCGTGATGTGCAGGACACCGCTGAGGGTGTAGACCGTCGCCGTGCTCTGTCTGAACGTTTCGGAATGACCATCGGTGAACTTCACGAAAATGTCTCCGGTGATCTTCTTCGTTTCTGGCATGCGAGCCAGTATCGGGGACCGAGTGCATCGCGTGGGCCGGAATCAGCCGTTAGGTCACGGAACCAGTCGCGACGTCGGTCATTGCTCGAATGGCTTCAGGCAGGTTTCGCAGAATGTGCCGTCGTCGGACAACAGATGGCGCCCGCGGGCGGCGCACTCAGCGGCGCCGTCGTCCATGCGCTTGTCGAATCGAACGGCTTCATCGACAAGGGGGTCGTGGATCCGGTAGCCCGCACCCTCTCTAACCCAGAGTCCGGCGAGCTCGAGTTCGACAGTGCTGGTCGTGGTCTCTGTGCTGATCGCGTTCAGGTAGTCCTCCGAGACGTATCCGGGATGGCCGTCGCGGACGCTGTTGACGATCGCGTAGTGGTGCAGTTGGAAACTCTCGCGGCTGATGACCGGGTCGTCTGCGCCGTTATCGCGCAGGCCTTTGCCTTCCAGCTGGAAGTAGTCCGGGCGGTCATCCTCGTTGCTCACGAGCTGACCTTAGACCTTCCGGAGAAATACGAAGCATGCATAGACGAGGAGAGAGCCAGTGGCGAAAGCGACCGGTAAGGACCACGCCAGGGTGAACCTGGCGATCTGGGGCGACGACGACTGGCTCGACCTCGGCCCCGCCGCGCAACATCTGTACCTGGTGCTGTGGACGTCGCCCGGGCTGTCCTATTGCGGGGCGGGGGAGTGGAGACCGGCCAAGATCGCCCAGCGGGCCCGCGGCTGGACCGCGCGTGCCGTCGAACTCGCCGCCGCCGAGCTCTCACGCGAGTTGTTCCTGATGATCGACACCGACACCGAGGAGTTCCTGCTGCGATCGTGGGCGAAGCATGACGGCCTGTGGAAGCAGCCGAACATGGCGGTGTCGATGGCCAACGCCCGCAACGATCTCGCGTCCCGATCGCTGCGCGGGGTGGTGGTGTTCGAGGCGCTGAAGATCCGCCGCGACCATCCTGAGCTGTCGGGGTGGAAGCGGCCTGCGGTGGCCGATCTGCTCGACCAGAGGCCGATTGACCCCGCGGGTGTGCCCACCTTCAACCCCACTGCTGACCCCACCGTTGACCCCTCGACTGACCCCGGCGGTGACCCCTCGGTTGACCCCTACGGGCGGGTGACGGTTGACCCCTCGGTTGACCCCGGCCCTACTCCTGCTCCTGCTCCTATCTCCATTTCTCCTACTACTAGAGGGGGTTACGTAAGTACGGAAGGTAACGAGGCGACCGCCCCGGACGGTCCCCCTCCCAATCGCTGCGCCAGACACCACGACGACCCCGACCCACCGCCGTGCCGCGCGTGTGGCGACGCCCGCCGCGCACGCGAGGACTGGGACGCAGAGCAGGCCCGCGCCCGTGTCGAAGCCCAGCGGTCCGAGCGCCACGCCCTCGCCGAGCTCGCCCGCGACGCGATCGCGGCCTGCACCCTGTGCGACGACAGCGGGTACCGCGGATCCCGCGTCTGCAACCACGACCCCGACACCGAAGCCCGCGCAGCCCGCGGACTCGCACTCGTCCGCCAGCAACTCAGCGGGAAGGCAGGCGAAGCATGACCCACACGATCACCATCCCCACCCGCCGGCCGATCATGCTCGCCAACGATCAACGCCGCTGGCACTGGACACGAGTGCGACAGGCCAAGGCCGACATGCAGCACGAGGTGTGGGCCTACGCGAAGAAGGCGCGCATCCCCAAGCTCACGACGCCCATCCGCGTGCAGTTCACCTGGCACATTCCCGACCAGAGACCTCGCGACGCCGACGGCCTCGGTCCCTTCGCCAAGGCCGCGCTCGACGCCCTCGTCCAAGCCGGACTCATCCCCGACGACTCCTGGACCCACGTCCTCAACGTCGCGACCGCCATCAACTACGACCCCACCAACCCCCGCATCGACATCACCATCGAGGAGATCGCGTGACCGGCCGGAACACCGACCACCTCCACATCACCCACGCCGAACGAGACAAACTCGACCGCGAACTCGTCGCCCTCATCGACTGGCTCGCAGAGGCACTCACCGACACCCTCACCCAGCAGACACGCACCGGCAGCGGCCCACGCGTCACCACCGGACGAGGGAAAGAACAACCCCTGCCGTACAACTCGCGCGCCGCGAAAGTCGCACGCCGGCTCCGCGACAACCTCAACCGGGCGATCATCGACACCTGCCACCAACGCCACCTCCCACACCCCGGACACACCACGCGCATCACCTCGTCGACGCCGGTGCCCTACGCCCCCCAGTTCCGCACCTTCAACGCGACCAGGCTGCTCAGCATCCACGACGCCGCCACCTGGCTCCACCACCCGCGACACCTCATCGCCCTCACCCTCACCGACACCGCCACCGCCCACTACAGCGCGATCCTCGCCGCCATCACCGCAGCCCACAACGCCATCGAACGACCACGCGAACCCGATTACGTCGGCTCCTGCACCCGATGCAACGGCGACCTCTGGGGATTCGACGACGACAAGACAATCACCTGCGGCGCATGCGGACTCACCATCCAACGCATCGACCAAGACGCCCGCATCGACCGCGAACTCCGAGCCCGCCTGTTCACCGCACGCGAACTCGTCACCATCGTCGCCGACCGCCTCGGCCAGACCATCAAACCCAAGACCGTCTACGCGCTCACCTACCGCCGCGGCAACCCCATCACCGTCCGAGGAACCAACCGCTCCGGCGACAATCTGTACCTCTGCGGCGACGTCCTCGACGCACTCACACGCCGCCCCCGGCGACGCAAACAGCACGCTGTATCCGCAGCCAGCAGACACACCGCTCAGTGATGCTTGACATCGTGGACAACGAATCCTTACGCTCAGCTCGCGGTGCGCGCGACGAATCATCAAATCCGCGAGCACAAAGGCCCATCACATGAGTCGACCCACCAAGAGCGCTCACCAACGCGGCCTCGGATACCAGCACCGCAAGACCCGCGAACGGCTCCTCAACCGACACCGAGACGGCGCACCCTGCTGGTGGTGCGGCCAACCGATGTTCAAGAACCCGGACGACAACTTCGACGGCAAACCCCTCGAAGCCGACCACACCCGAAGCCGCGACCACTACGGCACCCAGGGCAACCACGCCGACCGACTCCTGCACCACACCTGCAACCGGCGGCGCGGCAACGGCGACCGAGACGACCAACGCCCCACACTCGTCGGCACGGACACAACACCCGCGACCGCCAGCGACGACCTCCGCATCATGCCGTGGCCCTGGTAACGCCGGCCGAGTGCGGCTGCGGCGAAACCGACTGCGACTACCTCGCCTTCGGCTACCCATGGTGCCGCCCATGCCGCGAACACCACCGACCGCCCGAGTGCGACGTCGACGAGATCGGCCAACCCCTCGACCCATACGGACAGCCTTGGGAGGACAAGCCATGAGCGCTCTACTCGGCGAACAAATCACCCGCGACCACCCGATGTACGACGCGGTCAGTCGCATCCTCATGAGCTACCCCGAACTCCGCGTCCCAGCGCGACCCCACATCTGCCGCGTACGCGACGAACACGCCTGGCTCGCCGGACGCGACCTCCTCGTCAAGGTCTTCGCAATCGGACCCGACGGCGACGTCATGATCGCTGACGACGACGTCGTCGACGAACCCGACCTCCGCCGCATCCCCATCGACTGACCCACCCCGGCCCGAAATATCCAGCGCCAACCCAGACCGAGACTGCCGAGGTA